CCTCTAATACAGTTAGAGAGCCCATTCTAATGACACTTCGGAAAGGCATTTTAGGTAAAGCACGTCTAAGACCTGCATGAGTAGGATGTCTACTTCTAATCATTGGAACAAATCTACCTTTGGCAAGCAATGCTGCCACATCTGGTTGTTTTGATTTTATAGCTATTCTCATAATTATTCCATTCCCCAACGGGAATCTTCGTTATCGTTAAGATCTAATATTCTTTGTCTAAGACTCTTTCTGTACTTAAACCAATCTCCTGTTTCGATTTTAGGCTTGCTAACTAATGCTTTACTATATTCATAAATAAAGCACGGACCATAAGGAGTATCAATTTCTATTCTATTAAAGATATTTTGATGAGGTGCAAATGGATTTGTACCTTCATAGAAGTCAGTTGTTTTTAGAATTTCATCTGTTACTTCAAATATTTCTAATAAAATAGAAGTTGAACCCTCACATCTCAATCCTGGATACTCACTAGATAAATGATATAAATCATAATCTGGTTCTGTATAGTACGTACCTAAGTACGTTGCTCCAGACATATATGTATAATTTGCTTCGCCACCACGACGCAAATGATCATACACACCTAATAAGAATTTTTGTTCCATCTTAAAAAGGTACTGAGATTAATTCTTCCAAATATTCCTTAGCAAACTTATAACCATGGTTTTTAACTAAATCACTAAAATCTTTAGATTTATATTTATCTTCGATTTCTTTCTGACATATATCAAATTGGTTAGATAATTTTTTACCAAACTCTCGTCCCCAATTAATACTTTTATCATAATCGTTATCATATAACACAAATACATTATCAAATCTTTCGATTAGTTCATCCATTACTTGATGTTTAGGATATACAGTTTCAGAGTTTAAACTGACTGCAGGAATCCCTGTAACAGCAACTATAGACATAACATCTTTTAGCGATTTTGTAATAATAAGATCACTTCCTTTTTCAGGTAGTTGTGACCAACCTTGCCATACACTTTCATCATGGTTATTAAGCCATTTAAATTGTGTACTGTTTGGTTGATATATCTTAAAGGTATGTTTGCCATCTTTCATTTCATTATAGCAATAAGTATGAAAATCAGTTTTGACAATAACCTTGTTGATACCTACATGAAGGTAGCTTATTGGATTTACATTATATCTATCTAAGATAGGCTTAGTAATTCCAAATTGATTCCAGAATGAATAATCTCTTATATCCCATGATCTACTTGTTTTACCTATATAAGACGAATTCACTGTTTTAATGAAGTCTTCTCTATTAGGATCACTAGGAGCAGCAAGTATATTTGTTCTAAATGTGTTTTTAATAATGAATTCATCATCAAGATTAGCATCTAAAGCAATTTTACTTAAAGCTTCGAAAAAGCTTAAACCAAATTTCAACATAACGAATTTAATACAATCACCTGAACCAAGAATAAAATCTTTAAAGCATAATTCTCCACTTTCTCCAATGAAAAATCCAAATGATGGATTATCATCTTTACGAAGAGGAGATTTCATATTACCTTTAATAGGCATATTAGCAGATCCTATATACATCTTATAAATGTCGTAATCTGTTAAATGCTTCAATAATTCTTGTTTTGATACAAAAGTTTTGTTTAAATTTATCACTGTCATGTTTTAATTAATTAAAGGGGCATTTCTGCCCCTATTAATATTATGACCAATTAGCAATTCCAGAGGTTGAACCCTCAACTGCTTTTGATTCTACTGCCGGAGCATCTTCAACAATTCTGTCAAACAAATCATCATACTCAGGTTTAGCTGGATTTCTAGAAACTTTTAATTTAGTTGGAACAGAACCTGCCGCTTCAACGAAATTAAAGTTTTTATATATACCCAAGAATTTCTTAGGTTGTCCAACAGTACCATAAGTAGCCATTACGTTTACTAATTTACCTGCGCAATTTTCAGAGATAATTTTCATACATCCATCAACAAGTTCCTTATAGGAAACAAATGATGGAAAAGAGAATGTATCTCCTGTCACTGCTTTAACTAAATCAGCACATTTTTGAGCCAATATTTTGTTTTGAGAATCTGTAGATGTCTCATTTGGGTAATAAATACCTAAATTAATACTACCAATGTCGTCTGTAAAAATAACTCGATATTCTGGATTTTTATCCATAGGATCTAACTTATTAATCTTTTCTACACTAACAGCAACGTTGTTAACTCTACCCGCAACACCATTGTTAAATATAGCCACTGGTTGGCTATTAAACTCACTTCCATTTAAGTCAATCATCATCTTTTCATTTAAGGTTATTGAGCTTTTAGAATGCCCCCAGAGCTCTAACTGTGCTAACCTACGATTTAGAGGGTTTCATTGCTAAGCAAGAGGATTTACCCTGCCTTCGATTCCTGGCCTCAGACTTATCTTATATGAAAATCTGATCCCAATGGGATACAAATTCTCCTGCCTCATTAGATTCTAATAAAACTATTTCTTTATTCTTCAAATGCTCACTTCTTGCACCTACAATCAAAGATTCTGCTGACTGAAAGTTAGCTATCGTTTGATTATCCTTACGATACAAATAAGCAATTGCATCTGATTTTGAACAAATTATACCTGGTGTTTTACCTGCTAAATCAAGGCCTCGTTGATTCATTTCTTTACCATTGAATTCTACTAGCTTGTCTTTGGTATGCCCAGATATAATGAGAGTTTCACATAGAGCTTCTAACTCTGCTATAATCAATAGGATAGCATTACGTAAATATTGCCATCCTGCACCTTGAGGTAAATCCAAGATATTCGAACCTTGATAATTACGCCCTATTGCTGTATTTTTATACAACATTAAAGCAAGATCTGGAGCATAAAAATCCTCCAATGCTGATATTGTATCTATAGTGATATACTTATAAACGCAATCGCCTTTAACGACATTTGCTTTTTTTATTTCTTCGATAATAGACTTTAATGCCATAATAGGCTTGGTCTCATTTTTCTTAGCAACATTTAGTACGTTTATAACTAGACCAGATACATAACCTGCACCATCTTCTAAATCAAGAATAAGATTATTCTCTAATCTACTCAAAGCTTCTGTTTTGCCCGTTTTGGGCTGACTGAACAATATAAGCTTTTTAGGGTTTACTTGTACAGGTTCTTGTTTTTTAAGCGGTAATTCAATCATCCATCATCATTCCGTCCCATACCGACCACATTTAGGTTAATAAATCAGCTACTCTCATAGGTTCCAAATTAGAATTTAAATCACGAAGATCATAATTCTGTATTGGCGCAGCATATTTAGAAACTGTTAAACCTTTAAAGTTATACTTTCTAATATGCGAACAATAAGATAAAGCCTGTCTATATCCATTCTCATCAAGAGTATCTTGCTTCTCTTTTAGAAATTGGAAAATATCCTTTAATGTTAAGTCAGGGAAATATCTTTTACACAACTTAATAAAATCATCAATGCTACGATGACGCCTAGTTTCGCAATGAAGTTTCCCTCTTACGAAATACGTAGGTTCTTGTCCATCTCTACTACCATATTGTGTCATAAACAAATTCTTGTATATATCATCAATGGATTCAATTTGAACTTCATCTGCAAATTTAATCTTTCTTACTTTAGCATAATATTCCTCTAATGACGCAATATCCCTTACATCTGCCTTCTTCATTACCTTACTTTTTAAATTATTCTGTAAAAAATTCATTAACAGAAGTCCAATGAGTATGTGCTATATACTCTCTTTTACTTCTGATTCTAGTACTGGATGGCCTCCAAGAGTGACCTTGTGCAAAATACTGATCAGCTGTAAGTATGCCTTTATAAAAATAACAAAATTTCTTAAGTTTATCTCTATAAGGACACGGCTCATCTCTCAATTTTTTAAATAAAAGATTTGGTGTATCAATATTGTCTTGACCTCCTAAGCATTCCCATAGAAGTCTAACTACTGACATTACAACTGCGTCCTTAATTCGATTTCCTTGAGATTTGAATTCGAAATATTGGTCATTAAAAGACCCTTCAATTCCAAACATATCAATGACGTATTGCAGAAACCATTCTTTATATTCTATAGTTGGTTTACAATCTATATCAAATATTCTGATAGTATCATACGCGCGATCAAAACGACTCATAAATTCTGAATAGCATGCAGTTTTATGATTGTTGAGAACAACAACATTGTTATGTAAGATGGTATATGAAGTATCTCCCCATCTTAATCTTTCTTTCATTTTTTTATCGTTTTTAAAAAATCATACACCTTTTTTATCTGTTCTCTTTCGTCAGGTCTAGGCAATTCTTTAAAATAATTAGCTGCACCATCGAAATACAATGGACATATAGTACCAGCTCCTCCATCTCGACTACCCATTATCTCTAGAAATCTGATATTATCCTTAAATTGGGTTATATCATATCCATAATAATCAGGTATTTCATGTCTAAATGGACTAAATAGTCCTAACATCACATTTGCATCTCGACCAGTTAGCTTATTGTCACCTAATCCATCCATTGATGGCTTTAGCTTATTAGCCTTCTTGTTCTCAATCCCTTCTTGAGCAGCTGCTTGTTGTTGAATTACAACAGGTATATAATTAAATCTATTTCTAAGTTTAATTAAATAATCTGAGGATAACAATGATATACTTTCATGCAAAGAAAGCTGTAAGCCATTTCTTTTTTCTGGCGATATTAGACTTATGTGATCAATCATAATCATTACATACTCATCCGGATCATTTGGTTCATAATAATCCTCTACTTCTGTAACTTTCCCATCTATCTCTATCTTTCTTTTATGAATTGTGCCATTAGCAAGAGCATATTCTCTTACTAAATTGTACATTCCAAAGCCATGACGTATATCGTCAACAAATTCAACAATTTCTTCTATCTTTTTGAAATAAGGTCGATACTTGACCAGTATCTCCAATACTTCTTCAGATAAAACCTTAGTTGCTCTAGTAGACTTTAAATCAGTAGGATTAATTCTAATGCCTTCCTTAACATATAATATATTTGCAAAACAAGATAGCATTTTTTCTTCTTTAGACATTTCTAAAGTAAAATAAAAGATTTTTAATCTAATATTTAAACCATTATCAATTATCTGCTGAATAACATTATAGAGAAATAACCAATCAGCAATTTGTGTCTTACCGACTTTCTGATTAGCCGAGACAAGATAATATTTACCTTGCTCGATTCCTGGACTTGATTCCTCAAATCTGGGCAATCCCCACGGAATGCAATTTACTTTCCCATCTAATATGCGTTCTCTACGCTTTACAATTCTATTATACGTTCTGTCAAATAAACTTGTTTTCTCCAATTAAATAATTAAATTTAACTGTAAGCATTATTTTGACAATGTGTTTAACTGTTTTTCGCGGGTCTAAGCCTTACAGTTTGTTAATAATAGTTTCGTAGTCCTTTAATGACATACCATCTACACCTTTAGCATCATAATAGTTACTTTTACTATAACTAGTTATATATTCTTTAGGCACATTAGGCTGATATTTAACGACTACTTTATTGATTACTGTACACCAAATGAGAGCAACACATTTCTCTTCATCTATAATCTCTTTTATGATTTTCATTAAAGATTGAAGTGAAGTATATTTGAAACGTGACTTTACTATTAGGTGTAACTCACTGACACTTCTAAAAGCATCTTTTCTAGCACATTGTACTTTCGTACACTCTGGATTGCTATATGTTATAACTCCTTTAGAAGTTAAGATCTTCTTAATGAAACACTTACGAGTTTTAGTCATAGGTATTTCAGTAAGTTTAACATAGATCAGATTGTTTGTCATTGTTTTTAATTAGGATAATTGTGTAGTCCAATCTGTTACAGGTCTATCACCTACTTCTTCAATAAATGCACTTAATTGTGAGGATTCTCCATATTTATCTTTTTTGAAAATAAAATAATCTGCTCTTTGTAGATAAATGTTATTATCTAGAGAATCTAAATAGAGTCTCGCAGCTTTCATTATGTCTTCTTTAGAATATTGTGGATTTTCTTGCATCCAACGATACATTTTCTCTCTACAACTAATTTCAGAACCCATACTTCCAGGCTTTTTACCTCTCCATAAATTCCTATAAGGAACAATGAATGTATTAAGTTCATTATCTATTAATCTAGATGATTTTTTAATAACTTTCTTATTACCAGAGCTGATGTTATCTATTGAAATTAAGTCAATAAACAGCTTTCCTTTTTCTCTTAGTATTATTTCTTTATCTTCTGTTATTTTAACGAACTGCTTATCTTGCAACGATATATACTGAGCGGGATATGTTTTACCCATTGCAGTATATATCAAAACAAGGTATTCTTCAATAGATAATTTTTGCTCTTTTAATAGATTAAAATCTAAAATAAAAGCTCCATCCATTAATCGTCTTTTTCACAACATTTGTGATAAATAATAGCACAGAACATAAGGAAAAATATAACTCCCATAATAGCAAAACCCATTTGAGTTTCTGAAGCATTTTTACACCATTCTATCATAAACTACCCTTTCATTTCTTTTTACCCAGTCTCCACTTTCAACTAAATCACGATCAGTAGTATCTCTAACATAAATATATATGCCAGCTGTACCCCAAGGAGTTTCAATTGATTGTTTGTCATAGAAATGAGGTTCTCTACCTGCTTCATAACCTTCAAGGTTATCCACATGTTCAGCTTCCTCATCATTCACTAAATACACTTCTAAAAATATAGATGTATTACCATTGTTCTTTAACCCAGGAAATCCTCCCAAATTAAACATACTGTAGACTGGCTCGCTATTAAACGAACCTTGGAAATCAGCATCAGCTAGGTGATACCTAAAATTTCCACATCCCTGTCTAAGGGTTCCATAAACTGCAATTAAGTTCTTCCGCTCATTCTTCATCATCAAAATTTTCTTCTGTTATTGAGAATACATAATCATCAGCTATTTGGTCAGGAACAATGCCTTTACCTCTACATAAGCTGCAAATTCTGTACTCAAATCCTTTTGTTTCCTTTGGCTCCATAATTTGTTTGGAGCCGAAACATTTTGGGCAAGTGCAAATTTTACTCATAATACTTCATCAATTGCTTGAAATTAATGCCGTTCACGAAATCTAATTCTCTATCTGTATAAATACCAGTATAGTTGTCTTTCAACTTAAATACATATTTATTAATATCACCACATTTTGATACACCTATAAATCCTTCATTGACAAAACCAATTAAAATCTTTAATACATCATTTAAAGTAACATCACTATAGTATCCTTTACAGATTAAATACAGATCATGAACAGTTCTTCTTCTACTTCTATCACAGATTAATTCATCAGTACATATACCATAAGTATAGTATTTATTATTATATTCTGTAAAAAACTTTCTAAGAAACAATTCACAAGTTGTAGGAACGTGAACTAAAATTAAGGTTGGACTAGACCTTAAATCATAAAAAACTTCTTTATTAAGCTTAGCTTCATAAATAAGTAACTCTTTCTTTATGTATTTATTTTTAAAATATGGAAGTTCTAATACCCACAAATAAAATGCATATGGAGCATTTAGAATACACATTAAAATAAATACTGGCAATAAGAATACTGCCATTGCTGCGAGAAATACAAATACAACAGTGTTGGCTAAAATCATAATTAATGCTAGGTGTTTTACTACCCACGTATCACTATTGCCTTCACTGTCTGAGAATACTAATCTTTTAATTTTGAATAATTCTTTATTATTCTTTTCTAGTAACCATTTTACAAAGTTTGCCATGTTTTTAAAAGTTTTTAAATTCGTATTCTATTTCTTTAGATGATTTCTCATAATCTTCAAACCTATTAATATCCAAGTAGTCAGCTATTTGATGAATTGAACAAGACATTCCTAGCTTTTCTTCAATCTTTTTAGCGATATAAGCAGGATCAGATGTGTCATGTTCAAAGGATATTAAATCAACAGCCATAGATAAATTCGAGCATAATTTTTTAGACATACGCTTTTTATTAAATTACTTTTTAAAAATATAGTCTTTATAAGTCTCTTTTAAATCCTTCAAGACTTTCGGATTACGTTTAGAAACCTTCACTAACTGTACTTTACAATCATGATACATAGTGACTGGAATATCATATTCTTCATCATCTATAATAATCTTTCTGTGTCTCAGTTTTAGGAATTTTTCTAATAAGTCAGTAGGAACATCTTCAACTCGATCTTCTTCTATGAATTTCACAGTAGATATCCAATTATTATCTTCTCTTCTGACACCTGATAGGTATAGATCTTTATTGTCGTATGATTTAAACAAAAAATTATCTGGTACCTCGTAAAATTTGTGATTAATCCTTACCATTATGGACCCCGGACGTGCGCTCTTAACTTTTTCATTCATTAAAATACATTTAATTGTTTAATTTTAAACCATCTACAAACTTCTGGATCCATATCTCTATAACTATTTGTACAATAAATTGCTTCAAATAGCTCATGAAGATCCGCAACTACTTTACTAAATATACCATGTGTAACAATAAGATAAATTTTACTATCATCAAATGATCTATCTTCTCTAATAGTTCTTGCAATATTAAGAAATGTTGCACCACCATCAAAAATATCATCTATAATAACAAAATCTTTACCTCTATGTCTATCACGTAGTGGTACAGTAGTTTTAGATAATTCACCAGAAGTATTACGATCTTTACTACAAGTCATAATATCTCCAACAAAGCCCATAGAATCCGCCAGTTTGTAAACTTTTTTAGAAGCTCCCGCATCTGGTGAAACTAGAATAAATTCTTTATTATTAGATGCCTCTATTCTATCTTTCAAAAACTGATTAAATAATTTCTTATTATCAAGTTTAATAAAATTATTCAAACAAGCCTCTAATACATCAGAATGTGGATCAAGCACCGTTACAGATGCAAAATCCTGAAGATTAACTACAGGGCATACAACATCTTTAAGATAGTTATTAGAACCTACTTGAAATTGTCTATCTGACCTACTTCCTAAGAAATATGGTGCATATAAATGAATTTCTCTAAATCCTAAGCCTCTTAAAGATCTATTTGCACAAATAATTAATTCAAGATCTTGAAAACTATCAAGTCTAGCTTTAATAAAGATTGGAGTACTAGGCCCTCCTTCACTAAAGAAAGAATCTTGCAATATTCTTACCTGATGTTGTTTATCAGGAAAGTTAGATACCTCAAACTTTATGTCTGAGGTATCATTACTAGTTAAATTAAGCGTCAACATAGATTTCAGAAAGTAATTTACTTCTAATTTCTTCAAGAGTTGTTTTACGAACTAGTTTTCCATTAAGGAATACGGTTCTTAACAATCCTTCTTGCTCTTGAGCATATGTTTGAGACTCAACACAGATAATATCTCCATCTGCATTATTTGTCACGCGCAATAAACCTTTCTTAGATTTTTTAGTACCATCATCTGTGATAGGATCTTTCCAAATTTTACGTTCTTCAGTTCTAAATCTGTCATTTAAACCCCTACCCATTACTTTATGAGAGATCTCACCATAAGTAGCTTTCATAGCAAATCCAAATACATCACGTGTATTATATTGATATGTATAAGACCCAATTCCAAAGACTACATTTGTTGATGCAAATCCTTTATCTTTAAGTCTTTGACAAATCTCTTCGGCACGTGATAACGTAATAGAATCGCCGTAGATCGCTCCAATATGAGAATCTAATACTCTATACCCTTGCTCACTTAATATGCCTCCAAAAGTGTTCCAAAGTATCTCTACGAGGCCAATATGCTGAGGTTCTGGATGGATTTCTTTCCAAGCAAAACTATTCTCGTTGACCTCATCTTCAGATAGTATATAATACTTTCTTTCATTACGATATACTTTATTCCATCCTGTCATATTATCAGGATAAGCACTACCATTAGCATCGAAGTTTAAATTACCTTCAACAGCTGTACCACATAGAATATCTATAGGATTACCACTATCAGGACGAATCACAAGCTTGCCATCGCGAGCCATAATTTTATCTTTTAGTTGTGGTAAAAATATAGTAGCAACATCCCAAAGATTCCACGTATCAGATACAATAGATAATGGTCCTTTAGGATATAATTCCATTAGTCGTCTAAATGTGAGTAATTCGTCTTCTTTGGTACCCATGCACATAACGCTATGCTCAGTTGCAGGAATACTAGAACCAATAAGCCCGCTGCCAAAATAGCTGTTTTCGAGTACATAGATAGCAGGGATATTATCAGATCCAGTGAAAGACAATAAATGACCCATGCCACTAAGAACAGACGATTCAATAGAGGACATGCCTCGCATACTGAAGTCGTGACCTTGCCAATTAATGAACTCAATATTTGTTTCATCAGTTTCTAAAGCATATTTAGTTAAGATTTTCTTATACTCATGTGCAATAGTAGCTGAAGTCATCGGCTGCCATAACATACAAGATAAGAGTGATTCTAAATAATTTACTAACCACGCAAAATCCGGATGTGTATTAGTAATTGTTAACATTGGCACACCTATAGGACATAGTGTACCTTCTTCAAGCGCTTTAATTTCAATTGGTAAATATCCTAAATCCCATAAAGCCTCAATATGACTAGTATCTACGTTACAATGACGTTTATACTCTTCAATCAATTTGTGCTTTTTAGAGATGTTAGGCCATTTTTTATGAAATTCTCTTTCAATTTCACTACCAAAGAAATCTTTATTGAACAAGTCAATTAAATATTCTTGTACAAAATGTTGTATACCAAATGTTACAACTTCTTGAATACTATCTATTCTACTTGCTCTTGGAGTCCAGTTAGAATAGAGCTTGGTCATATTCTCAGGATACATCTTTGTATGATGTATTTTGTAGAAGTCCACCAATAATAACGGATTAATTTTCATTAGGCTTCGTTTGTTAAAGTTTGTCTTTTTTTAAATTCTTTGTAATTAAATATTGCTCGTTTAAGTATATTTATTGAACTTCTTAATCCACTTTTATCACATAAATTGATATTGTAGAAAATCTTACCAGTATTACCATAAGGCAATTCGATAGGATTCTTGTTAATAGTATCAATATTAATACCTATATTTGTACAATATTTGATAATTTCATTGTAACGTTCTTTTTCACTTGATGTAAAAATAACAACATAACATCCAAGTCTTTGAGCTCTTTTAACTAATTTAATAGTCCTAGCTCGGTCTCTACCATTATTAAATGCATCCCATGGATATAAAGTATCATCATAATCAACTGCGATAATGATTTTACCATATTTAATCCATTCAGCAGTTAATCTGTTTGAATAAATACACATTTTTTTTAAATAATTAAATTAGCAATAATATAACCAAGCTTAATAGCTGTAAAAGCTCCTAAAGCGTAAGGTAATGGCATCATAATATAACGTCCCAATTTTGTGCTATACTTATCCCTATTCAAGATATAGGATAACATGTACGCGTACATTAAAAAGCAAATAAAAATGCCTAAATCTGATTTTAACACAATAAATGGGACCATTACATTAGCACAAAAAGCATAAATAAAGTTTATAATAAATTCAAAGATTAATTCTTTAGGAGTTGTCTCTGCATCATAAACTTTAATTTTCTTATTTGTTATTTCAAAGAATCTATAAGTTTTACCAATCACTATTCTTCTTCATTTTTTTCTTCTTCAACAGCTTTACCAGCAGCTCCAAGAGCTTGATGATAGCTTCTATTGATTTCGTCAATACCATCAATTTTATTGAATAACCTTGCAGCCATTCCATTGAATTCTTTCTTTTTAGCAAGTTCTAAATTATCAAGCTTTTTACGTTCTTCAGCTAATGATGTGTTTAATACAACATAACCTTTTAATAAAGCTTTTAATTCATCTTTAACTTGTTTAATAGTAGCTTCGCTTTCCTCTTTGAAAAGTTCATCTACTAATGTAGCCATATCATCTTTTTTTACCTTACTAGGTATTTTAAGATTTCCATTTACAATAGCCGCTAATTTTGCTTTTGTTTGGTCAAAGTTTGCTAATACTTTTTTAGCTTCTTTTCCTTGGTCTTGATTTTGCTCTTCGCTCATCTTAGTTAAATTTAATGTTTTGTAATTTTTTATAATCAATTAACCCACTTATATTCATAGGTGGTTCTGGACCTTGTTCTATATAAGATACAGGCCTCATATCGTGTAAATCGCTAAATTTCATAACGTCCATTCGTTTAACATATTTATCTAATGAAGACAAATATATATTAGCATTGGAACTAGACAAAGATATATTAAAATCTATATTAATAACTTTATAATCATTTATAGTTACTAATGGATGATATATTCTAATATATCTATTGTAAGCTCCATATCCGAATTTATGTTTAAAAAATCTAGCTAAATAACTTCTAAATAAAGAAATCTTTTCATCATATCCAATTGGCTTTTGATTTTCTTTCCAATTAGACAAAACTCTATTACATTCTTTAATCGTGTTTTCAATGATGTACTTACAAGCATCATCATTAATTAAACTTTTTTCGTCCACGTTTGACAAATTTAAAGTTCAAAAGAAATAGCCCCCAAATCATGCATTGTGGATTCAAATATATTACGAACCTCCTGCATAGATCTACGCTTTCCTCTGTCGGTATACATAACTTGTGGGTTTATTGCACAAATTTGTTTTGTACCGTCAGCAAATACATAAGTAACATTGTTAGCAATGTCCATTATGATTCCATTATGAAAGCAATAGCCGGACCACCTGGATAATCAAGATTTAAATTCTTTGGTAATCTCACACTTTTCTTGAATATCATCCAAGCTTCTGTACGTTGTTCTCTTGTGGCTAAATTACGCAATACAAGCTGATTCATAGCTTTCTTAAATGCGAAAAATCTACCCAATACCTTGTCATGTGCATCACCCATGGCTCTTTTTACTGATGTTTCAACAAGTATCTCACCTGCTGAATTCTTTACTGTTATAAAGGTTTTCTGACGTTGATCACCTTTATACGCAAACGCAATTTGAATTTCTCCTAATTTTGTCATAATAGTTTGGTTTTTGGTTATTTTTTGTTTTTAATATATTCATTAAACTCTGCATAATTTGTAACACCTAATGGTGCTAATAATTCTCTCCAAGTAAATTGAGAAAATTCCATTTGTCTATCAATACCTTCAAAAGCTGCTGAATGATATGGTATAAAACGTATTCTTCTCATACCACTACAAGTACCTAAATGTACTTCAGCAATCTTATCGCCTTGCAAAGGTATCTTAGTAGTTAATAAATAATGCATCATCTTAGCTGGAGGAATAGGTCTATAATATGTATTAACTAATTCCCATAAATCATCAAAGCTTCTATAAGCTCTACTACAATGTAAATCTGTACATCCAGGATCAAAATATGTATTATGTCCTCTAGCAAAATATGGATCTACACCACTTGTGTAGAATTGTTTAATAAAACCTCTTATTGTTCTTGGTCGCTTTTCTTGTGCAAATTTTACATATAATGCCATTATACTTCTGTTTTTTGTTTAACTTCTTTTAATTCTCTTAAATACCAATCTTTTAATTGTTCCTCACTATTTATATATATCATATTAAATAGATCTCTCCACTTATAAACTGATTTAAAATGTGCACAATCAATATTACCCCAAATTTGCCTTATAGACATTAGACCATTCGTATATCTAATACGTTGCATTGTAGAACAATTAGATAATTGCTTTGGTATAACGCCTCTTTCAATATCTTCTAATCTTACATTCCACAACATTAACTTTTTAAATACTTCTCTTATATCTATCTCAGGAAAATATGTATCACACATAATCCATATATCATCAAAAGAACGCATTCTACCAGCAGAACATTGTTTAACTTGTTGATTTGTTTTTGTATCTATATAATATGTTTCACAAGTACGAATACCTCCAATTGCTTTTTGATATAAAATTCCAAATAATTCTTCAACAGTTTCTGGAGTTGATGGTAAATATATTCTGTTAGCATTAACAATTACTGTTTTATCTTCACCTTCATATATTAAATCATTAACTTCATAACCATTTGTTCTACCATTATCCCATTTAACTGAATGCCAATCATCTTCAATCTTAGTGATACTACCACCAACATCTTTAGGATTAGATTCAAGAGGACCTCCTTTATAAAATCTTGTATTAGGTATAATCTTGACACGATCACCTACTTTAAAAATTCTATATTCTATTAAGTTTTCTTTCATATTCTATTAATTTTCTTAAACAAGCTAATTCTGCTTCTTCATAAGTTCTAAAATTACTACCAAATGATTTAGCTACAGAATCTCTATCTATTTTAATATATCCTCCATAAAACTTTCCTAAATCTTTATATTTTTCCATTATAGAAAAATCAATTCCTTTCTCTCTAAACCATCTAAAAGCTTGTTGGTATAAAATAGCTAAATGAGTTTTACCACATAAATGAAAAGAATCTCTAAGTAATAATTTATCTTTTGCAAAGAATCCTAAACAAGGTTCATCAAATCCTAATTCTTTTAAAGCTATTGCTTCTTCATAAAGTATAAAGTATTTTTCCATAAACTAAGATGTTATAATTTCTTCGTTAAACCATCCTTCAACCTCCATTACATCTAAATAATTTTCTTCCATAATCATTCAATTTAAATTAATAAAAAAAAATGTGAGCTACTCATGCTATGTCAAACACTTTCACCCACATCTAAAAACTAACTAATAAATAAACACACAACAGAATTCATTTGCGGAATGGTGAGATTCAAACTCACATTCACCCAACGCCTAGTTGGGCATCTTTTCCTTTAGAAGACATTCCTTGGTTTGTTGAGAGGCGCAGGTTCTCATCCTTCTGCAGACGAACGCAGGGTCTAAGCGAATCTCTCAACACGGTGACGATGTAGTCCTAAGAGTCGAACTTAGGCTACGGTGGTTTTACATATAAACTAAACTACATCATCTATGCACATTATAAAGTTGTACTTCTTTTAATTAATACTTATTAGGAACAAGTTTTTGTTCTGATTTGTATATAACTTCTTTATTCCAAGTAAATGGAATATCACCTTTTGTAATTTTAACTCTTTCAGTTGATTCCCAAACATATTGTTTCTTAAAATCTATGTTTGTATATGACTGATTAAGTTGAAGTAATTCTTTGTGACCTATTCTTGTGCTATCTGTATTCTCTTCAATTTCTAAATAATCCATGTCTTTATACCAATCAATTAGTATTAATATGAAAAACATAGCTATGATAACACCAATGTATCTTACTTTTAATTTGAATTCCATTTGAAAAAAGATTTTTTATCGATTAATGTTACAGCCACTATAGATATACTTATTAAAAATATTAATATACTATGCATACTACTTCCAAATATAACACATAATACCCCTATTAAAAAGAATATTACTGGGAACAATAGAAAGAAATCTGTCGCTCTAACATAATACCAAAATAGATTTTTATCGCTTCCAGGTATCCCCCAGCTTGCGACTTCAATAAGCATATCTTCCTCCGAAATTCTGTGGTAGTTATCATGATGATAAGTCTCTCTATAGAATAGAGTTGCTGCTTTAACATTGGCTCCATTAATAGACTGAATTGACGTAAGCAAAAAGAAATGGCTCGCTTGAAGATTAATAGCAGATTTTTCAACGGATCTATCTTCATTTTTTTCTACAGTATAAGTGTTTTCTTTAACAAACTCAAGAATCTTTTCTCCTACAATAACAGGAACTTCGTGTTGAAACTTATCAACTCTAATGATTTTATAACCATTAGTAGCACAATATCTTTTAATTTGTTCAGCAGAATATACATTTCTATTAAACTTTTGTTCTAATACTGTAAATCTCTGAACATCAGTTTGAGCTCTTTCAGCTTCACGAATTTTACTATCAAGCCCTATTTGTTTAAGTATCTTAATCTCTTCAGATTTCTCATTTGTTTGTAATAACAATAGAGTTTCAGATACTTTCTCAACAGTTTTCGATCTATCCTTCTTAGACATCTTGTCTAATGTAAGGATGTTTTTATTTGGAACCATTACCTAATGTTTAAAGACATATAAACTTGATAAATACTTTTCATAGCACCATATTCTGGATTCATAAATCCTGTCATCATATCTACAAAATGATAAGATGAATAACATGATGATACAACTGCAGTAATACCAAAAATTACAGTTAATGCAATATTAGATTCTTTCATCTCCTGCTCTTCAGTCAATTCTTTCTTCATTACATTAAATTGTATGTAAAATCTATACCACAATATAACAGCACCTATAGTTAATAGTAAATAACACCAAGACCATACTTTTTGCTGTTTTACAAGTATGTCCCATACCTGATTAGTGGTCTTTTCGAGCTTATTAGCGATCGCTACGATCATCTTTTTAGCTTCAGGTGTTAGATCCTTAACTATGTCTTTTGCGTCCGTATAAACAGTTGTAATGGCTTCCTTACCATCTCCATAAACTGTAGATGTACCATCTTTTACTGTCTTACTAAAGCTCTTGCTTGGAGCAAATGCTTTAACAGTTTCTGCAGCCTTATTAACTGCATGTGTTGCCACCTTCTCTGCTTGTGCAGAGGCCATAAATCCTGATAACAGGAGTAAAGATAAAAATTTCCGCATATTTATTAATTAAGATTGTTACAAACTCCTTAAATCCTTCCAAAAATTATCTTTTATATATAGAGGATTTAATACTATTACTACACTTCTATTCTTATTTGCAACTAAATATAGTACAAAGAATATAACATATACTCCAATTGTCACTAAGAAAAATATAAATGACCATACAAATATAGGATCTGTAGTACTTAATATATACCATGTATTTAATCCATGATTTAACACAAATAGTTTCAATATCCAATATAATATTACTGGAAATAAGAAACATCTAAATAAAATAATTGCTAATCTACTAATTGTCATATTTATTTTTTAGTCGTTTTACAATAACAGTATCTGGGTGATAAATCGAGGCAGATAACCACCCATTACTGTACTTTCTCTAGAATTATATGTCTAGATAACATTATGACTTGACTACTATTCTCGTGGCTAGTGCGAGACTACTAATAATAATAAAAGTACCAACGATTAGGTTTTTATTATATTCATAGGCGACCGTTTTACATAGTAGTCATTTTCTAATTATGCTGTTTTAGATATTCTGTATGTAGAAAATCTACCGGATGAATATATTTATCATCTTCATAAAACAATTTCATCAATTGATTTAATAATCTAGAATGTGTATCTTGGCAAAAATGAAGAGGTTTTTTTGGATTAAAGATAACTTTATGTGATAAATGTGTCATACATAATTCCATCCAATGTAATCTTGTAAATTTACCTTGTTCTTCTAAATTACGGAATACAAATATTCCGTCTACAATTACTGCTCCTGCAACTGTTAAGTCTGGAAAGAAATAATTACACATATCGAATATCTTCGCCATGTGTTCTGCTGTTAATACTATCTTATTCATTTTGATTTTAATTTGTCTAGTGTTTTGATTAATAATTCTATTTCGTCGGTCTGTTGTTTAATTTCGAATTCTCTTTCTTGAATTTGATGAGATACAAGATCTATCAAATGCTGTTTCATTTCAGTTAAGATTAATAATCTATCATCTTCTGAAAAGTGTTCAAATACATATTTTGCAAGTATTTTAGCTTCTGTTTTAGCTATCTTATTTGCACTTGGTACATAGTGTATAAACAAATACAAAAAATACCTTTTTAGCCGTTTTTTCATAACAAAATCTTTATGTTAATGTAATCGTAATGTTAAACCTTTTATTCTTGTTTTGAGCTAATTTATCAACAAGATAGGCTTGCATATGGACTTTGTTCTTAAAAATGATTTCATCATTGTAAGGTTTTTTACGTTTGTCCTTACGAACGTGTTGAGGTTGGTTTTCACTCATGGTTAGTTAGTTTTTTGGTTAAACAGTTAATTAATCACTATCTTTCATATAATCTATTAATAGTCTATGATGCGTAATATTTCTATTACAAAACTGATATTTATGAGTCTCGGCTTTATTCCAAGACTCAGTAAGTTTCTCTCTACAAATAGGACAGAAGCCATCTTTTATGATGTCTTCTATACTTTGTCTATTTGTAACTCTTTTAGGGGTTAAGCTTTTTAATCTCATTATTCAATTAATTTAAGAAATTCTGCAATTTTTTTACGTTCTCCTGGATTCATATCCAATAATTGTTTAATCATTACACTTAATGGTTGTAATGGTTCTTTACGCATAAGCTTACCATCTTTAGTTTTAGCAACTTTATTATTACTAAAACCTACTGGAGATGCAGTAATAACATTACTTTTCTCTTTACCACTACTAATAAGATAATAATATCTTGCAGATACACTGCAATGTTTTCTATTTTTAAGTTTTTTAGATGCTTCTCTAAATCCATGTCTTAAATTATCAGGATATCTCATTACCATATCTAAGATAAGTTTATCCTCAGATGGAGAATAACGATCTGGCATTGTTTTCTTTACTTTAGCATTTGGAATTACTGCATCAACGATTGATTGGTTTGTGTTACTCATTTTGTTTGTTTTAGGTTGTTTATTTATTAATTGTTTGTTTAGTTTTAAAACACCCTATTCTTATAGCTTACCGAGTTATCAGTTACGGAGCTTGTATAAAAATAGGGTGTTATACATTAAATATCACCATGTTATTGCACATTTTTCCCAGATAACGGTAAAGCTGGTTCTGCTGTGTCCAGCACCTATTTAATGCATTAGACCTACGTTAGGGATTCGAACCCATATTTGTATAACCACTCATGGTCGTAGGACATTCAGGAAGAATGTTTTATATATTATAATAGTAATTTAATATTATGATGTCTTTCCACCAGTCAGTCTCGTATAAATTTGTCACTGTATGAAAATAAAAGAAAAACCTCATATATTGGGCTCAGCAACTTTGACTCACGCATTTACACTAGCAACCTTACCGACAAGTAAAGATTCTTATACAAGCCCAACACACTTCTCAAGCGAGTGGAGCCGGGGGGAATCGAACCCCCGTCCAAAATAGTCTTCGCATACGAGATGTATACAGTTTCACGTTTTTAAGCTGTTACGCTCAGTCGGGGTTAACCAGCGGTTAACAATCCACCACCAGTTTTAATTTAAACTGGAAATCCTTAGAATATTATGCAGCCATTAGGGTTCTAACATTAGTGCTAACACCAATTCCACCTAAAGCAATTACTTTAGCCGAAGCTATTTGTACATTTTTGCCATTTATTCAATTCACCTTAGTTTAGAGTTATCTCTCTCACTGATCTCGTTAACTACTAATCCATCTGTCAAAACCAGTCGGCCCCAATTGGGGTTTTGAATGGACCCCATACCATTTATATTATTGTTTAATCATACGTAAAGTTTTCACTTCAGTAGCTTGATTTAAAATAATATTGTAAATACCAGTTGGATAATTGCTTCCAAAATTTGTAAAGTCAAATTCAGATGGATTTACTGTTCTTGTTTCAACATTTCTTCCTAATATATCAAATACATTGATATCTACAGGATGAATAGTATTACTACTTTGAATTGAAAAAGAATTAGTAAATGGATTTGGATAAGCTTTAAAAGTAGTTGAAGTAGCTACCTTCCCGGTAGCATTAACCCCCTTTTTTAATACCACACATGTTGATTGGGTTGTATTAGGTGATTTAACAACATTACAATGATCAGCACCACCTAAATTATTAAATCCATCTAATGTAGCACCAAGAGGACCACAAGTACCTTCTGCAAAAGCTGCATTAACTAAACCTTGTAAATCTGCTATAGTTGCAACTGAATAGTTTAATGTACCATTACAAATATTTAATACTGCAGCAACAGATTGACGTGCTAAATTTTCACAATTAGTATTACCTTTTAAATTCAAGGCTTGTACTAATGTTAAATTAGGATCAAGTGTTGAACCAGAGAATACATCTTTGTACAATGTACAAGTTTTGTATTCAGGACACCAAGCTAATGTGTGATTTTTCCAATATCCTAAAGTACATCCATTAGGAGGATTACATCCAGAAGTTGTCCAAGTTACTGTACGTTGTACTTGAGCAGCTTGATTTCCACAGTCATCAAATCCATTCCAAGTTCTGGTTTGAGTAAAATGACATGATTCAGTTTCTGTTACAGGACCATCAGCTGCAGTTAAATGTGCACTACAAACATCAAATATTTGAGCAGTACCTAAAGCAGCTAAAATTTGAGCAGGAGTAGGATCAACACCTAAAGTAGGAGCAAGATCTAAAGTAATAACAGGAGCAATAAGATCTACTGTCCAAACAAATGTTTGTTGACAAGATCCTGTATTTCCACAAGCATCAGTAGCACTATAAGTAATTACTAATCTTCGTAAACAACCATCTTCTGTGATAGTACCTACTGAAGAAGTAGTTGGTAAACTACCATCACAATTATCATTAGCTGTAGCTACTTCAGGAGTTGGAGTTGGAACATTACATCCTAAAACTCTATCTCCAGGACATGTTACAACTGGAGCAGTAGTATCTACTTTCCAAGTATATATTGCCTCTTGACTAACACTATTACCACAAGAATCTGTTTTTGAATAAGTAAATACTTGTCTACGTCCACAACCATCACTTGTAATTTGACCAGCAGAACAATTTGCTGCTGCAGTAGCATCACAATTATCTGTTGCAGTCACATTAGGATTACATGATGGAAGAACTGTTGGATTACATCCTAAATCACCACCTGCAGGTACATCATGCAATACAGGAGCTGTAGTATCTATTCTGTATGTAAATACCTGAGGACATGTTGCAGTTTGACCACACTCATTTGTTACTGTATAAGTACGAGTAAGTGTTTGTGCACACTCAGGACCTGTAACTACATCAGCAAATGTATACGGTAAAGTAGGACAAGCTGAAGTAATTGTTGGAGCTGTTGGACCAGGAATAGTAGGATTGCATCCTAAAGCACCTCCTGGTGCACATGTAATTTGTGGAGGAAGAGAATCTCTTACTAAAAATGTACGTGTACAACTATCTGTTTGACCACAACGATCTGATACTGACCATATTACTGTAACAGTACCACCACAATGATTTGGAGCATGTACTTCTCCTGTAGGTGTTCTAACTGTGATCACTGGAGCAAATCCACCATCAACGGAGAATGAATTCAGCCATTGTTGAAAGATAACTTCAAGATCCGCTTGAGAAGCACATGCAGGTCTATCTACATTAATAGGACAACTAAGAACAAGTGGATTAGGAGCTACAGGTGCGATAATAATAGTAGTACTATCTTCACAACCAAATCCACCACCTACTAATACTTCGCGAGCATTAATAGTATGAGTACCAGCACCTACGTTAGGAAATAAACCTGTACCATTAGAAATTGCACCTGGTGTACCAGGATTTAATGTATACAAATAAGGAGGTGATGGTACAAATGGAACACCAAATGATACTTGCGTAACTGCTATAGCTGTTATTGTAGTCACATCAGTAGGACATGTTAATGGAGGTGCAGTAGCACTCACGTTAACATCTCTCACTAATCGTGAAGATGAACAACTACCTAGCGGATTAGGCGTTAAATCTGGATTTAAAAACTGCATTAATACAGTTAATGAACCGGCTTGGTTTCCAACGTTAACTAAAACGTTATTTAATGTACCATCTGGATCACTACCAACAGCAACTCTGTCAATAGATGTACCTAAATTAGTACCAACACCATCAGTAAAATATGCATTTGTTTGATTTACAGGTATAGTCCAACGAATTGTTAATCCATTTCCTGCAGCATTAACACGTGCACCATATATTGAAGTAACTCCAATACAAGAACGTGGTGGTATTGTTTCCATCACATTACAATTTGGTGGTTCTTGTGCGAACACACCTGTCGTCAATAAGACGAATAAGGACAAAAATGATAAAATTTTTTTCATTCGATTTTTTATATATAAAAATGTTAATAAATATTTTAATCTTCCTTTTTAGACCGCCTAAGCGGGGGACCCTTATTTCTATGTGCAAAATAATTCAACATATTAATAATTTATTAAAGTTATTGTAACTATATATAAAAATGCCATTATTGCTATTAAATAAGTAAGACGATATCTTGAAGATTTTCTTCTTATAATATAACAAAATTCTAATGTAGCTAATATGGTAGCTACCACCAACAGTGTTACTGTAAATGTTATCATAAAGGAAACATTGTTAAAATTAAAACTATATTTAAAATTACAATTACAATAGCACCTAAACAAACTAAAAATTGTTCAGGGCCATAACATTTCTCTGTGGCTCTATAAGCCCAGTTTAATAAGTTCGCTATAATAATATTTACAATAAATACTATTATTAATATTGTGCTTATAGGAACCATCATGAGTTCAAGATATATCCTAAATTAAACAATATTACTACAGATGTTATAAGTATAACTATACCTATAGCAGTTCTACCACCCACACCATCAGTAGATGTTTCATTCCATTTACTAGATACATCATACCAATATAATGCATTTAATAAAAATATTACTCCTATTAAAATTAATCTTTCCATTATGGTTCATAATTAGTTAATTTTTTCCATTTAGCTTCTAAATCATTATACATTATAACGATTTTATTACTCATTGTAGCCATAGGTAAAGAAAATAGAAATCTCATTTCTTTTTCTATTTCTTTTATTTTTTCTTCTTTACCTTCTCTTGTTTCTCTTCTTTTAACCGGTATTAGTGGATGCATAGGTCTTTTTTTAGTTGTCATAAATCTCTACACTATATGTTGAGTTAAATGTCATTAAAATTAATGTTTCAGGATTAAATGATATAACTTCAGAAGTTAATACTTTAGGTCCTGATGTTAGATCAAGTGTTGGATATAAATATAATCCAAAGCCAATTTTGATATCATCATATTTGTGATATCCTTGTATCATTTTACTCCCAATAGGTAATCTACCGGGAGTTATGATATCTTCTACATTGTTGTTTGCAACTTTTGTAAGTATTAAATACTTATTTTTCATTTCAATTTTTTAATATATCGTTAATGTATATGGCTGAAATAAACCAACCTATAATGGTTCCAATCCAGAAAGGAACACTATTGGCAATAATACCACCTAATGTAATTTCTGAAGCTCCTGCAACTATTGCAGAAATTAAAAAAGGTACAAATATACCTAATACAAATATTGATAATAAAACCAACATTGCTTCACCTGTTTTAAATAATAATTTTTCCATTTTTTCTAAGATTTTTGTTTGTTTAAATTGTTTGTTGTTTGTTAATCGTAATCAAAAATAATTAATAGTATAGCTAATACTATAAAAAAAGGTACTGAAATTGGTGCTAATATAATAAATATCCATTCTTTTTTGGATATAGTTTTATCTTCTTCTTTTTGTACGTGATATAATAATATGCACAAAAGATAACATATTGCACAATAAATAATAAATCCTACCATAATAATAAATTTTGTGTTTTACACCTAAAAACTAATACTTGTACTATAAATGTGGTTGTTCACAAATATAATACAGAATATTAGAAACTAAGGTGGCCTCAACAACTTGGCATTGTCAACCTACTATAGGTTGGTCTTACGACTTTAAGTTTTTTCATCTATACAATATAGATATTTTTTATGAATGTAACCATTCAACAAGTTCTTTATGTGTTTTAAATTGAAAAGCATTTTTACTATCATCTTCAGTAGTATTAAACACATGATTCTTTAAAACAGCTTGATTATCTTTATAAGCACAACCTTTAACATTAAAATCTTTATCCATTATATATGAATATACTTTACCATTTAAAGTCATTTTAATAATAGTATATTTTGTATCAAACAATATTATACCAATAAACATATTATCCGTTACTTTATCTATAGCAAGGACAATCTCTGTATCTCCAGTAACTATTCTTTTCATCCTTTTCCGTTTTCTTCTAATACTCGACGACAATCATCAAGATTAGCTGGTGCAACAATTACTGTATCTTCTAATGATACTCTAATAACTAATAACTGCCCATCTTTAGGCATTTGATCATCTGTACCTACAAATCTAACTACCACATTGTGGTCTTTAAGTTTATTTTTAGATGCATTTCTAAATTTTGATAACTCTTGAGCATCTTTAATTTCTCTAAGTTTACCACTTCTACTTTGGCAAGATATAACTCCTAGAGCTATAATTGCAATTAATATTAATTTTTTCACTTTTGTTTAATTTAAGGATTAAATATTTCTTTTTTAATAATACAATGTATTCCATCTTCTGATTTAAATGAATATACTTTGTCATTTTGTAATACTAATCTGAATCTTCTGAATTGATTAGTTTGTTGATTAACAATATAAAATTGTCTTCCGCCATTTGGAAAACAAATTGCAAAGTTAGGTACATATAAATCTTTTTCATTACCATAAAGTGTTTTACACACTTTATTATATGTAAAGAATCTAATGTCATATTTACAATTTATCATTTTTTTTATTTTTAGGTGGTGTGTGAAATATTAACACAATAATTGTAATAAAATAGCATAAAGCGATTGAACCACCCATTAAATAGAATAACCACATAATTAGTTGTTATAAGTATAAACAATGTATTCTTTTTTCTTATTACCATATTGATAAACTTTAAACTTTGTTTTAGTTTTACCGTCTTGATAAATATAACCTGCATTAAATTCAATTACATAAACCATATCATATTGTTCATAAGTAATAGTATAATCTGTTGACTCTATTACTCTGCACTCTTGATTATCTATTAATAATTTATTATTAGATGGATTAAATTTAATTGATATAGTTTCAGGTTCAAATGGTTTATGAACATTAGCACCTCCTTGTGGAGTAAATTCAACTATCATAATTTTTTTACCTGTTTCATTAAATCCTTCTGAAGGATTAATTGTTCTCATAGTACCTATTGGTTCATTAGAACAAGAGGATACTACTATTGCTAGTAGTATCCATATTGATAACTTTCTCATTATGCTCTAACTTTAACTATTTTAGAACATTTTGAATGATTAATCCATTTTGTATCTGTTAATGCATTACCTAATGAATCATATACTGTATATTCTATTTCTATTTTATTATCAGCATATGTATCTATGTTTTTAATGGTAGCCCATTGTACATCTTTAGAAGAACGAATATATTCTTCTTTATCATTCTTACCCCAATAAGAATATACACTAAAATCACTAAGTGCAATTTTCTCACCTATTTCAAAGTTAATATCTTGATTGTAACCATTAAGGCTATTATACAACATTGATAAACCTGATGTATCTTGTGTCAACATTCTACCAATTAAGGTTTCAACAACTAATGCTGAATGTTTGAATTCTGGATTCATTTGCTCTAATAATTGTTGAGCAATACTATCCACTGATACTTTTACTGTGATGTCTTGGTTAAACTGTTTCATTTTTGTTTAAATTTAAATAATTAATTAATGTTGTTTTTGTGTAAAATTCTTTTTAATTGAACTATTTCACTGAGTTCATCTAAGTCTTTGTTTAGCAATTGATGTATTTTATCTATATCTTTACGATTATCTATTAATTCAGATAGTTTACCTGTTCTAGTAATGTATTGATATATATTTAATAATGCACTAATTGATACTGCGACTTCTTTTAATAATTTATCTTCTTGTGACATAATATATAATTGGATTGATTACAAGATAAAAAAGAAACAGCGTGATATCCCTACCACGCTGTAAATTGACTAGTATTATTTGCACCCGTTTGACTAGTATAAGGTGTTGGACTTTAAGCACAATGTGCCACTACGAATTGTTCGATACGTAGATTTTTAAATTGAGTTACATAATATGCACACACCCCCGTGTATGTCTAGCTATTTAGGTTTAACAAATAAAAATGCCTAATTTTTATTTGGTTGCATCAATAGGATGCTATGAGCAAGACGAATTAACGCCATTGGAGCTAAGAATATTAGAAATTTGTCGAATACATTCAACTGATGACACAATATACCAATAGCCATTAATAGTATAAATACTATACCTAAAAGGATTTTAACTGCTAAATTCATAATAATATAATTAATTATAAAATAAAGGTGAGAACTAATAGTTGTCCTCACCAAATAAAGCGTTCATACGCTTAATATCTTCAGCCCATTCATCAATATGAGCTTGTGTTGCATTAACAACAGCAACAGCGTTAAAAGGATGTTGTAGTTGAACAATATTTACAACACGTGTATCATTTGTGATACCAACTAACCTAATTGGGTCAAGTTGTTCGTCTAATAGAATTAATGCTAACATAAGCGTCTAGAATTAAGTGTTTGATTATTATTTTTAACTAATGTACAAAATGAAACGAATTCATTACTATTTATAGGCTGTCTCCCATAAGTAGATTTAAATAATGATAATAACTCTGAATTTGACATAATAATTATGTATTAATTGTTATAATTGTATAAATAGCGTTCTATGCATTACTTAATTGTGCGTTAAATACCACAAAAAACTACAATTCTAAACAGTTTAGGACTGATTAGTGTAATGCATAAAAGCTATAAATTTGTTTCAAAAACCGTTTAGGATATATAAGTGGCATTCAGCAAACAAGGCACTGTTGATATGCCGTACCTATATGCCGTAAAGATATGCCGTAAACACTGCGGACGTAGCACTAACGTAGCACTAAAGATATGCCGTAACGTAGCACTTCCCGCAAACATCGTACGTAGTACGATAATCGACGCAACAACATTACGACGAAGGAGTAATATAAACACGCAACGAAGTTGCTACCTTAAATTCAAAATAATGGAAAGTCAAAAGAAATACCCGCCTTAGCGGGTATATACTTTAGTTAGATTCAGGTGTAACTGCCTCGTTAACTTTAACCTCGGCACCTTTAGCTTTACGAGCGTCCATAAGTTCCTTAAGTGAAACTTTCTTAGCTGTCTTAGCCTCGGCAGGGATGAAGTTCTTAGGTAGTAACGCTAATACAGTATCTCCTGTATCCTCGTCCTCAACCTCTACCTCGTGGCATACAAGTGTACCCGAAGTAGCACCTGCAACTATACCTTTAGCCTTATCAACGTTCATACGCATAGATAAGCTCTTAGATGTAGCACCCTCGAAATCGCCTTGCTCGAATAAATCCAAAGACTTACCTAACTGATAGTTATTAGTAGCCTTGAATGAAACGATAGCATAAGGTTCGTCACTATCTTCCCACAAGAAGGGCTCTCCCTCTGCGTCCACATATCCTACATAAGTAACCTCAATACCTTTATAAGGCACCAAAGCTTCCTCAATAAGCATACGTGATGAAATAATGCGTTCAGCGATTTCTTCAGTAATCTCGATTCTATTTTCCATAATTAAAATGTATTGTGTCGCGTCTATTTTTAGCGACGTTAATATTACAAGTTTTGGGTATCTCACTGCAAAAGCAATGGGTATATCCCAAAATTATAAAAGAGTCGGGGCATGATTTTAGGTTAGCACACTCTTACGTTTGTAAAAAAAATTTTCAAAAAAAATTTGCGGAAAAGTGTCATAAGCAAAAACCTTCTAATAGAATAGATATGCACCTTCGCAGCGTTTTTCATCAGTAACATAAGTAGTAGTAAGTATAGTCAGGATAGTCAGTATAGTATAAGTGCCTCAAAAACCACTCGCCATATCTTTATTTAGTTGGTATTGCAGTAACCCTAAATTAAATAAGAGCTATAGGCAAGTAAAAAAAAATGAAAATAATTGCAAAAAAATTAGGTTTTCTCAAATTAATTTTGTATCTTTGTACTTAGATATAAAGATGCAACTAGTTAAGGATATGGTTGCCCAATTTAGCTGGACACGGCAGCACTCTATAAGAGGTTTGGGATAACGGGTTTTGAGAGGTATGACAACTTCCATAACACTGGCTAGCCAAGCGGACCATGAAGGCCTAAGACGGGCAATCGTGGAAACCTCTCTATATCTAATAGACAACAGTAGAGTTCTACTGTATAACAACAACAACATTAGTCATAAGTGTGCCTAATTTAAACTAAATAAAATGGAAAATAATAACGTAGGACATCTAGTATGTGTTTGTGCAACAGAACTTATGAATGCCGCTGTAAGTATACATAAGTTACATTTAAGTATTACAGGACCTGGTTCTTATGCGGCACATAAGACATTGAATGAATTGTATGACGCTTTACCTGGACATGCTGATAATCTGGTAGAAGGATATCAGGGAGCAACAGGTGAAATAGTGTCATGTGAAAATTCTTTACCAAAAACTTTGAATACTGTAGAAGAATGTTTATCTTATATTACGGAACTGAAAGAAAATATTACAAGTTTGCAATCAAAATTATCAAATAGAAAAATTATTAATGATCTTGATAATGCAAAAGCTGATTTAAATATTACAGCATATAAATTGAAATTTTTACAATAATTTTTATGAAAAAAATATTCCTAATATTAATAGTATTTATATGTACATCGTTCATAGATTTTCCATGTCATCCAGCAGGAGATAAAGGTCCTTGTACACATAGAGTACATTATAGAGATCACTTACCTTGCACACATTATAATTGGTGGGGATATCCAGTACATGATTATGATATTTATCCTTGCAGTCATAGGATGCATTCGTTTGATTGGTATCCTTGTTTTCACGAATGTTATTAATTAAAAATAGATATGAGAAAATTGCTTTTGTTACTAGTATTATTTATAGTTACATCTTGTGCGGTAACCACAGGGGCAGGTGTAACTTGTTATAGAAGAGTGTGTACAGGTGATGCATATATATATGCTCACACTCCAAGACAAGGGAGTAGAGATGTACATGTTATTAAGGTAACAAACACTTATATTATCATTAAGGATGATAAGGATGGTAAGGAATATAGAGTTCCTCCTGGACAGTTAAAGAAACGTGGCTATCCTGTAAAAACACATTATCCTAATAGAGGTCAAGGATAAGGTAGAGGGAGAGGTAATAACTGATCCATACTATTTTTTACTTAGATTCTTACTTAAAAAATAAATAGACTATGATTAAAAGAGTCCCACTAGAAATAGTGGGATTTTTTTTTGAAAATAATTCACTTTTTATTTGCTTTTATCAATTTAATTTCGTATATTTGTATAAAATTAGAAATATGGATGTAAACGACGATTGTTCAGATCAATGTCTTTGGTTCGATGGCGAAGTTATCTTCAATAAAGAACAACCAACAGGCTTTAAGGAGTGGGCCAACAAAGTCACTCAATGTAAATATAGGATACTACTTCCAGATGGAACTAGAACACATGCAAAAATCTTTATGGATCACCAACAAAGATTTGACAATTATGCTTTTACAAATTATTTAATTAATAGATATAATGAGATTTATGGATAGTGAATATGGCAAATGGTTGGAGTCCATAACACATTTAAAGGATAAGGTTATATTGCCTGATCAGACAACTATAGATAAAACTAAATGGATTAAACCAAATGGTTTTGATGTTAAAGGATTTAATGAATACTTAGAGCGTATTTATAATGCTAAATATAAAAAAGATGGACGGGAATAGATTTGATATAGGAGATGAGGTTTATCACATAACACCTGAATCTGATAAAGGTATAGTTGTTGAAGTAACTTACGTATTTTCTACAGGCAAGTATCATTATACTGTAGCTACTTCTTGGAATACTGAATATGTATGTCATGAGCATGAAATTACTGCTCATAAGAATTTCTGATGTGGACACTTTGTTTATAATACTAGGAGCAATAGCTGCAGTATTAGTAGTTAGAAAAATAAATGGAAAATAATTCATTAAAAATTTGCATATGTCAAAACTATTTCGTACCTTTGTACTAATATTAAAAACAGATATATGTGGTTAACTAAATGGATTGAATTAACATGGGGAAGCCCAAATGAAGAACTCTTAATTGGGTTTTACAACCAAGCTTATGATGGCTATCCAATAGATGAAAATGGAGAGCCTAAATTAGAGGAAGAACCTCTTAGGATTAATAGATTTGTTATAGGGTTTTTATTGTTTAACATTGCAATATTTTATAGATAATGGTTGATAAACTACACAGTTACATAAGAGAGGATTTAACAAGTAATCAGAAAGATTTATTAAACTTAGAACATTATTATACTCATAAGTATAGATCTAAAGACCCACGTCTTGATATTAATGTAGGAATGTTTATTAATGAAGATTATAAACAAGTTGTACAAATATACGTTGCTGATAAGCATACACGTATTAGAGAGCAGATGATTATGGAAGGTAATAAAATAGTAGATACATATACAATAATTAGAAGATATGAATAAGAAGTTTGAAAAAAGTATAGGATATAGTCATCTCGAATCATTTGAAACAAAGAATGGATTAGTATCTGAAGATAATATAAGGTTTGCAAAAGAAAATATTCTCTTTGATGCTATGAGACATATGACTGAAATAGTTGAGACTACATTTTCTTATCCAGAAGATAATAGAACACATGTTCGTTTTGATTTAGATGTTGTAATATTATCTAGATCACGATATCAGGAAATGAAAGATCATGAAGATAAATATATATCCCTTTGTAACTAATGAGTAGTTTTAATAAACAAGGATTAAGAACATCAAAGCAGATGCTTAGTCGCAAGAACAAAGAACACGTTAAAGCCTTCTATAAAATATTAGGAGACATGGAAGATATATCTAAACAGTTAGATCCATCTATAGAATATAATGAAGATAATATTAATGACTATGTACTTCCTCTTTATGGAAGACAACTTGATAATATGGAGAAGTTTGTTTTATTAGGTAAAATGCATCATACAAATTTTCATAATGAAAGAGAAGATAAAGAAACTATCTAAAGATGATTTAGATAAGTTATTTAAAAAAGGATGGCTAGATGGAAAGAGTATAGCTCAAATGATATTTGAAAAATGGAAAAGAAGATAACGCTGGATAATATATTATCTTATATAGAAGGTTCTGGCCAAAAGCTAATGGAATTATTTAAATTACAACCGCAGCATATAAGAGAACAGATTGCATATAGGAGATTACTCTGCAAAGATGACTGTGCCGTAACTAATAAATGCGTATACTGTGGTTGTGATTTTTTAGGTAAGACTTCAGTAAGAGAGTCTTGTAATAAAGGACAAAGATTTCCAGACTTGATGAATAATCCTGCCTGGCAACAATACAAAAAAGACAATGGGATCGAATAAAATAAAGAAGATTCTTAAAAATTTATTGAGTCATGTAAAGTATTATAATTTGATGGCTCCGTTTAATGTTTATGATTCGGAGTATGTTGAAAATATTGAAATTAAATTAAAGGAGATAATGGAAGATAAAGAGAAAGATTACGATCAAGAGCCAGTAGTGGCTTGTAGATTTTGTAAAAGTTTACATATCGTATCAGATGAGGTAGATAATAATGTTTGTATGAGATGTGGCGCGATTAATGATTTGCAAGAATTCGAGAATATTAATGAATACCTAAAAATGAAAAATGGCAAAAACTCTTAACTCAGAAAAAGCACCACTAAAGACAGAGCCTAAACTGCGAGTGGATCTTAATGATGAACAAAAAGAATTCGTAGCTTTGTTTTACCAATATGATATAAATTTTCTCCTAGGAGATTTTGGATCAGGTAAATCACTTGCTGCAGTACATACGGCCTTAAAGGCTTTTAGGAAAAGAGATAAGGAGTTTTCTATTGATAATATATGGATTACCCGTCCCATGATTAAAAATAGTTTAGCAGCATTGCCCGGTACGCTAGAAGAAAAGATGGCTCCTTATACTTTTCCAATCATACAGAATTTAGAAGTTTGTCAAGGTAAAGAAGCAACTGATAAAATGTTAAGAGAAGGGTTTATTAAGATTATGCCTATAGACGTGGCCAAAGGTGTAACATTTATGAAGTCAGTTGTTATTGTGGACGAATTTCAGGACATGGACTATGATGATTTCAGAACTATATTAACTAGATTGGGAAAAGGTTCTAAAATGATATTATGTGGAAGTACACAGCAAATACATAAATCTATTAATGGAACAAGTTGTATTCATAGAGCTATTAAATTAGCTGATTCTGGCCTTGTAGGATTTACGACCTTAACAGCTAATCATAGAAATGAAATATTAACTTTAATTATTAAATATTTGGAAGATGAGAAATAGATATAGTGAAATAGAAGATGTAAATAATGGATATATTAATATTAATTATAGTAGAAAAGATGATGGATGGATTTTAAGATTAGGTGATGATGATCAAATTCTTTTATTTAATTCTCAAATAGATCCTGTTATAAATGCATTAACTATATTGAAAGAAAGAATGAAAATAAAAGAAAATGAGTAATAGTAAGATAGCTAATATGAACGTGAAACTTAAAGATTTATTCTTTAGATGGCTCGATATTACTAAAGCCTTTCATAAGCTTAATAATCAGCAACAGCAAGTATTAGCTCTTTTATTATATTATCATTATCAATATAGAAAAGAAGTAACAAATAATAAGATACTATGGAAGATCTTATTTGATTACGATACTAAACTTAAAATTAAAGAAGATGAGGTGTTTAAGAATGGTTTATCTGATAGTGCCCTTCAGAACATACTGACTGCTTTACGTAAGAAGAACATTATTGTAGGTGGTGAAATATCTAAGATGTTTATACCAGAATTAGATTTAAAAACTAAAACTTTCAAAATTATATTTAATTTTAACATAGTTGATAATGAATAAGGAAGATGAAAGAATTAGGAAGTTAATACATAGTCTAGGTTTAGAGTTTAACCTACAAGATGATGTCATTCGAAAGATTGTTCAGTCACCGTATAAATTCACTAGAGAGACAATAGCTAATCTTAATATAGATGGTATTGAATCAGAGGAGGATTTCAATAAACTTAAAGTAAATTTTATTTACATACATATTGGGAAATTGTATACAACGTATCCGATTTATGAGAAGATTCAGAAACAGAAAATTAATTTAACTGAGAAATGGAAGAAAGAATGACAAGTAAAGATGTGGAGGAAATTAGAGGATTATTTCCTTATGAACCATTGTTTAATAAAGTATATATTACTTTAAATAAACTAGAAGAAGATGGAGGTATAACTTTATCTGATAATGTATTAGATGATAAACAATATATCGTAGCCGGAGAATTTGATTGGAAAGATATGGAAGTTAGACCTGGAGATATGGTATTAATTGACATTGAAAGATTAATGGTTCCAGTAAGACAAGAATCTTCAAATGCATATGAAACAGTTATGCAAGTAAAAATTGACCCAGTAGAAGTAGAAGGAAGATTATTTGGATTAGTTGATGATAGAATTATTAAAGCAAAAATTTATAAACATTTATTATAAGATGAGAGAGAATTTAGTTACATTAGACAGAGCCTTAAACGCGGCTAACAAATCAGGGGCATTTACCCTACAAGAAGCAATTGCAATTATTAATGCTTTTCAAGCAGTAGTAAATTTTATTGGACAGTATGAAGATTTATCTGAACCTGTTAAAGAAGTTGCTCCTGTTAAGAAAACTCGTAAAGCAACTAAAACTGCATAATATGGGAACAATAATATTTATATTATTAATATTAGCATTAGTTATTTATAGTTTATATCAAAATTTAGTTATAAGTAAGCTAAGAGAAGAAAAATATACTATTACAGAAGAAAATTTCGAACTTGAAATGATTATTCAAGAACTCGAAAAAGAACTTAACGACTGTTGTGGAAAAAATAGAATACTAGTATAATGAAGTTGTTTGAAATGAAAGACTTCACGTTAAACGTAAGTGTTGAAGCGTGGGGTCTTTTGCCTTTTAAGGCAATACTAAAGAGAGACAAAAGCAGAGGTAAAGAAACTGCTTTTAAGGAGATGTTATTTATATATTATTATTCAGATATACGTTCTGATTATATGTATATAACTAACGATAAAGAGAGACAAAGAGAAATTGTTAAAGATATTGGACTTGATTCAGATTGGACTATGCATGAAACTATTAAGGAGGCAATAGCCTTCTATAAAAGTAAATCCATTACTCCAATAGGTAAGCTATATATGTCATCGCTTATAGCAGCTGATGATGTATCTAAGTATCTAGAATCAACTAAAGAATTACTAGACGAACGTACTGCAAATGGTTCAACTGTAACTACTTTACCGATGATTATGACATCTCTTAAAACTATACCTGCTATTATGAAAGACTTAAAAGCTGCATATAAGGAGGTATTAGCTGAACAGAAAGAATTAGAAGGAAGAACTAAAGGCAGTCGTACAATGGGTCTCTTCGAAGACGGACTTAATTTTGAAGAATAATGGAAGAAGTATTTTTTACCAATGAAGCAAGAGCAAGATTATTTAAAGGAATACAAAAACTCCATGACGCAGTTGCGTCAACGATGGGACCTAACGGGAGAACAGTTATTATCTCTGATGATAGAGGCAACCCTAAAGTTACTAAAGACGGGGTTACTGTCGCTCGTGCAATTAACTTTAAGGATCCTATCGAGAACCTTGGAGCGATTCTTATCAAAGATGTAGCTGAACTTACAGTAGATCAAGCAGGAGATGGAACTACTACTGCAACAGTTCTTGCTAATGCTCTTATACAAAACCTTAAGGATTATGAATCTAAAGAGGTTAATAAGTATTTAGACTTACTTATACCAAAAGTCTTACAACATTTAAAAAATAATTCACGTGAACTCCTTAAAGAGGATATTAAATATGTGGCTAGTATATCTGCTAATAATGATGTACAGATTGGCGATATTATTCAGCAGGCTTATAATTTTTCTAGCATCGTAAAGGTTGAGGAATCCAATAGCTTTGAAGATTCAATTGAATTTATTAATGGTATGAAACTTGATGTATCTTACCTCTCTAAAAGATTTGCTAATACTACTAGAGAAACTACTGAATTTACTAATCCACATGTTTTATTATTAGATGGTAAATTAGAAGATCTAATGCCTCTTAAAGATATATTAACTAAGATATCAACTAATGATGAATCTATTCTTATTATAGTTGAATATATCTCTGAAAAGGAGATGAGAAAGTTAGAGTCAAATGTTATGTCCGGGAACATCAATCTATGTGCCATTAAAACGCCAGGATTTGGTCCTGTAAGGAAAGATTTCCTTCGAGACATATCAGACTTCACTGGAGCAGAGATCGTGTCTATAACGCCAAATAAACAAGTTTCTTATAAAGCTCTTGGTAAATTAGAATCTTGTACAATATCTAAGAATCATTCTCTTTTAATTAAACATGAAGATATTGATGTAGATGATATTGTATCTAGTCTCACAACAATGGCTAATGAAGTTATTGATTTAACAGACTATGATAAGGATATTATAATTAAAAGAGTTGAAATGTTAACTGGTAAAGCTTCTATTATACGTGTAGGAGGTCGTTCTGAAATAGAGATGAGAGAACGTAAAGATAGATATGAAGATGCAGTATTAGCTGTTGCATGTGCATTAGAAGAAGGAATTGTAGAAGGTGGTGGTGTAGCATTACTTAAAGCAGCAAATTATATATATAATGAAGAAGAAGAATGGTTGGGGATTGAAATGGGAATCCGTCATAGTTTGTGGGCTCCTAGTACTATCATCAATACTAATGGTGCGGATTTTGATGTGGATATATCATTATATGATCAAAATATCATTGACCCTTTAAAGGTAACAAGATGCGCTCTTGAGAATGCAGTATCAGTTGCAAAGATAATATTATCAACAGACTGTGTAGTCTTAAATGCAATGCAATGGAATTAAACCGCTATCAGACCCCTATAAATGAAGCATTAAGAGATTCTGTTCCTAAAGAAGTATATGATAATTTATTAGAATATATAGCAACAGTTAAGTTTATAAAGAACCTTATATCTCCAGATAGAGAATATATTAAGGATAGACCTGCAGATCCTCTTTATGAAGATGGTCGTAAACTAGTTGATATAACTAATCCTCATATACTTGAGAATATGGATTACTTTAGAGAGCGATCTATATTTTTTAAGAAGAATGGTAAATATACCAATATACCACCTAACTCTAATCCTAAATCTGAATATGCTGAATTCTGGAAAGAAGAACTACGTCGTTGGAAATATGGTATGGTACGACCTGATGGCGAATGGATTCCTGGAGAACTTTATTTCTATTGGAATTACAGTCCTATTTGGTTAGCTAAAATAATAGCTCAAGGTAAAAAAGAAGAACGTTCTCAAGGTGAACGTGTACGTGACTTTGCTAAAACATGGTTAGGAGATTATCTCTATTACCATTATACTAGCAGAGCTAAACGTCTTGGTAAACATGGTAAGATACTTAAAACAAGGGGTATTGGATTCAGCTTTAAGAATGCATCTGAATCTCCACGTAATATGTATGTACATCCAGGATCAGGTAATCCTAATTTCCATCTTGCGTCAGATAAAGGATTCTTATCTGGAGATAAAGGCATATGGGGTAAAGTACTTGATTGTTTGGATTGGATAGCTGAGACTACTCCACTCCCACGTTGGAGGACTATTGATGCAACTAAAGAGATGAATATCCAGTTAGGATATAAGGATGAGTATGGTTCTCGTAAAGGACTCCTATCGTCTGTATTCTGTATATCTATGAAAGATAATCCAGATAAAGCGCGTGGAATCAGAGGACCTCTTATTCACTATGAAGAAGACGGTCTATTCCCTAACCTTGAAAAGGCATGGAATGTAAATCTTAAAGCTGTACAGGATGGTGGAGTATCTACTGGATTCATGCTAGCAGGTGGAACAGGTGGTGTTGAAGGAGCTTCATTTGCAGGATCTGAAAAACTATTCTATAAACCAGCTGCTTTTAATATATATGGATTGCCTAATGTATTTGATAAAGGAGCTCATGGAGAAACTGAATGTGGATTCTTTTGGGGTGCTTATCTTAATCGTAATGGTTGTTATGATATTGAGACTGGAGAACCTGATGTAATTAAAGCAATAGTAGAACTTTTATTAGAACGCCATACTATTAAATATAATTCATCTGATGCATCTGCAATCACTCAAAGAAAAGCAGAAGAACCTATTACTCCTCAGGAAGCTATAATGCGTACTGAAGGAACTGTATTTCCTGTGGCTGATATTAAGGATTATTTAGAATCTATTGGGCCTAAGAAGGAATCATTTCTTGCTGAACATTATATAGGTGAATTGATATATGGACCAACTGGAGAGATAGAATGGAGGCCTACAGATAGATTTCCGCTACGTGCTTATGATAGTTCTGATACAGATAGAACTGGATGTCTTGAGATATTTGAGATGCCTAAAAGAACCAGTGGAGGTGATATACCACGTGGGAGATATATCTTTGGTATTGACCCTATTGATGCTGACGCAGGTACATCCCTGTTTTCTATTATAGGTATGGATACTTTTACAGATAGAATAGTATGTGAATACACAGGGCGACCTCGTCTAGCTAATGATGCTTATGAGATAGCTCTTCGTATGCTTAAGTTTTACAATGGTGAAGCTAACTATGAGTCCAATTTAAAAGGACTCTTTAGTTACTTTGACGCACGTAACTGCCTTCATTATTTAGCAGATGTACCACAGATTCTTAAAGATATGGATATGATTAAAGCAACTAATCTATATGGAAACAAAGCTAAAGGCACACATGCTAATAAGGAAGTAAATAAATGGGGAAGACTATTACAAGCACAATTCATGTTAACTAGATATAATGAAGGAGAAGAAGATGATCAACGTCTGAACTTACATATGATTAGAACTATACCTTATTTAGAAGAATGTATAGCTTGGAATGCAGATGGTAACTTTGATAGAGTATCAGCTGCAGGTATGTTATTTATACTTCGTGAAGATAGAGTCAAAAGAACTAATTCCGCTAAAGAAAACCAATATAAACAAATTAAAAAGCTTTCACAAGATAAATTCTTTGAACGCAATTATAAATAACAGCTATAGCTTAATAGTCCAAAATTAATAATATATTCAAAAACATTTGGAAATTTAAACAAAATATATTATATTTGCGGGTTAAATTAATTAAATACATTTATTGATATGCCAGTACCAATGATTAATAGTCTGATATTGCCACGGCAACGACTTCCTTATAAACAAAAAACTAGGGAATGGCGTATTGCAAATGTGGATTATGCAGACACACATTCCTTTTATAACAATGAACGTGTTAGAAAAAGTTTACAAAATAAAATTATAAATCTTAATTTATACAATGGAATAGTAGATATCAGGGACTTAACAAATGTTGTCAATCCGCATCAAATAGACGCCAGTTTTGTTCCTGATAATATTCCACATCACCCAATACTAGTTCCTAAGATTGATCTATTAGTTGGTGAAGAAGTTAAAAGAAGATTTGATTGGTCAGTAATTGTAACCAATCCTGATGCTATATCTAAGAAGGAAGAAGATAAAAAAGCTTTTCTACTTCAAAAGATGCAAGAATTCTTTCAAGCTAATTATACTGATGAACAACTTCAGGCTAAGATGGAAGAACTTCAGAAACACATGAAGTATACTTGGCAAGATATAAGAGAAAAGACAGCTAATCAAATACTTAAACATTATCATCAAGAACAAAAGTTTAATAGAATATTTAATGATGGTTTTAAAGATGCCCTCATATTTGCTGAAGAAATATATCAATGCGATATTATACATGACGAACCAGTATTAACTAAACTTAATCCATTAAAGGTTCATTCAGTTCGTTCATCTAATTCAGATAGAATAGAGGATTCTCAGATTATAATCATACAAGATCACTGGTCTCCTCATAAAATTATAGATATATATCATGACGAACTTAAACCGGAAGATATTGATTATCTCATGGAATATTGTACTACTTCGTCTAAAGGGTCTTATTCTGACGATCAAAATAACCATGTACTACTTCGTGATGCACTTAATACTGGTGTTGAGGGAATGTATGATACTATATTTAATTTGGCAGAGCTTAATGGACATTTCTTTGGTTCTAATTATACTGACGATACTGGTAATATTAGAGTCCTAAAAGTATTTTGGAGATCTATTAAACAGATTAAGAAAGTTAAATTCTATGATGAATATGGAAATGAACAATATAAAATTACTTCAGAAGAGTATATTCCAGATGAATCATTAGGAGAAGAAATAGAAAGATTATGGGTCAATGAATGGTGGGAAGGTGTAAAGATTGGTAAAGATATATACCTCAACCTTAAACCACGTAAAGTTCAATATAATAGATTAAACAATCCTTCAATATGCCATCCAGGCATCGTTGGGCAGATATACAATACTAATCAATCAAAAGCAGTATCTTTAGTAGATAGATGTAAGAACTACCAATACATGTATGATGTTATTTGGGATAGACTTAATAAAGCTATAGCCACTAACTATGGTAAGATCTTCGAACTAGACATCGCCAAGGTACCAGAGAACTGGGAGATTGATAAATGGATGCACTTTGCTGTCGTAAATAAGATAGCCGTGATTGACTCATTTAAGGAGGGTAATCAAGGTGCCGCTACAGGTAAGCTTGCAGGCTCTATGAATACTCAAGGAGGGCGTGTAATGGATATGGAAACAGGTTCCTATATTCAACAACACATTCAATTACTTGAATTCATTAAAATGGAGATGGGTGAGATTGCCGGTGTTTCAGCGCAACGTCAGGGACAAATAGAAAATAGAGAGACTGTAGGTGGTGTAGAACGCTCAGTTAATCAATCTAGTCACGTTACAGAATACTGGTTCATGTTACATGAACAATGTAAATTAAGAGTACTTGAAACATTCCTTGAAACAGCTAAGGTAGCATTGAAAGGTAATAATAAGAAAGTACAATTTATATTAGATGATCAAGGTATTCAGATTCTTAATATAGAAGGTGATGAATTTTCTGAAAATGATTATGGATTAGTTTGTACTTCATCTTCTAAAACAATGGAGTTAGAACAATTCATTAAACAATCTGCTCAATCATTCGTACAAGCAGGTGGAGGTATGTCTACTATTATGGATATATACTTTAGTCCATCGCTTATGGATATGAGACGTAAGTTAGAAGAAGCAGAAGAAATGCAACATCAAAGAAGTCAAGAAGCTTCACAACAACAATCTAAAGATGCTCAAGCTGCAATGGCTCAAGCTAAAGAACTTGAAGATAGAAAAATGGCTCTACAAGATTTAATGAATCAAAGAGATAATGATACTAAACTTCAGATAGCTCAATTGAAAGGAGAAACAGAAGAGGTTGTTCCAGATGATGGAATAACTAATCCTTTAGAAAGAGATAAGTTTAATTTAGATACTGAAAAAGCAAGAGCAGATCAGATGTTAAAAATGAAACAACTTGATAATGATATGGTGAAACATAAAGATAATATAGAAGTTAAAAAGGAATCCAATAGTATTTCAAGGATTCAAAAGAAAACAACAAGTAAATAAGAGCTATTACTTAATATAACAAAAGTGAAAATAAATACTAATTTATTAGGAAAAAAATAACTTTTTACTTATATTTGTAAACTTTATAATAAATGGGAGAAATTATGGAAGATGAAAACGATTTGATGTCGATATTCGACTCAGGTATGCAATTAAATTATGATGGGTTCAGTCAAGACGAAGAAGAAGAAGTCGATGATGAACAAGAAGAAATTAAGGATAATAAACCTGTCGAGGAAGAAGTTCCGGAGAACGTAGATGGGGCTGAAGATGACGAAAGTGAAGAGGATGATTCAGGTGATGAATCTTCTCCCAATATCTATTCTTCCCTCGCCAGTGTTCTATTAGAACAAGGAATCATTCCTTCACTCGAGTCTTCAGAAAAAGTACAAACGCCTGATGATCTAGTTAATGTTTTAAAACAAGAAATAGATGTACAAGCACAAGTAAGATTAGAAGAATATCTTGCTAATATTGATGTTGATAAAATTGCAGCATCAAGAAGAAACGTAGCTGACTTAAATAGTATAGATGAAGATTATCTTCGTGAAAACTTAGAAGTTGCTAAAAATCTTATATACCAAGATGCACTTAATCAAGGTCTGTCAGAAGATAGAGCTAGAAAAATTCTTAAAAAAACTATTGATTTAGGTGAAGATGTTATTATCGAAGATGCTTTAGAATCCAAGGAAAGCCTTAAAGAGTTCGAGAGACGGCAGGAGGAAGCAGTGAAAGAACAATATCAACAATCAATTAAACAAGCTAAAGAAGAACAAGAAAAAATTGATAATGCTATTAAAAGTTATATATTTGACAGTGCAGAAATTGTTAAAGGTATTCCTAATACTAAAGCATTACAAACTGCAGTATACAAATGTATGACTGACATTGTTGGAAAGAATCCTCATACAGGAGATTTTGAAAATAAATTAATGAAAGAACGTTCATTAGATCCAATTAAATTTGATACTAAAATGTATTACTTTTATGAGTTAACTAATGGCTTTACTGAATTAGGAAAGTTTCAAACTAATGTAACATCTAAGGCAACTAAGAATTTAGAGAAAGCTTTACGTAAAACAAACTTTGAGGATAATGGAACTCCAGGATACATGAGTGATCCTAATAGTTATGGAGGTTCGTTTGGTTCTGAATTAGTACTATAAAATAAATAATCAATCAATTAAAATTAAAATTAAATGAGTTTAGGTAAGTTTGTAATGATCAAGGGTAAGTCTTGGTCAGGATTAACATTAAAAAATCACATTGGAGCTATATTTGGAACACAACCTCAATTAGTATCTCCTCTTACAACTGTGTTGCTACAAAATTCAGGAATGAAAAACCTAGACACGACTTTGTCTTTGTTCCCTGAAAAAGTACTTCCAACAGCTGATGATTTTGTATGGAAAGTGGTAGGCTCTGATGAGCGTAATATCGCTATCGCGCAGTATGCAGTAGTTAATGGAGCTATAGTTACTACAGGTAATGTAGGAGCTGGACGTACAGTATTCCAACTTGACTTTGCAGAAAAATGGTTTACAAAACAACACGTAATTGCAGGTCCAAGACCTGACACTTATCAGATTAGAATTATTGACGATCCATATGAAAATGGAACCAACTACACATATAACTGTGAGGTTTGGGGCGGTCAAGAATCTCTTGCAGGTATTCCATTTGATGAGTTCTTACCAGGTAATAGATTCTCAATTGAGAGTGCTTATGTGGAAGACGAGTTATCAATTCAAGGTGCTGGCATCCAGTTTACTTCTCCTTACTTAATGAGAAACTCAGTTTCTAATTTACGTATGGAGCACAAAGTTTCTGGAGCAATGATCGATATGAAAGTAGAACCTGTTTATTTTGCAGGTATCGAAACCAGAGATCCTAATACAGGAAAAGTTCATAAGTCTACTACTTGGATGCAAGAAGTATACTGGCAGTTTGAAAAAGCGTTCTCTCGAATTAAATCACGTACTATCATGTTTGGTAGAACTAACCGTGATGAAAAAGGACGTTACTTGAATAAAGGAAATGCTAATATTGAAATTAAAGCAGGTTCTGGAATTCGTGAACAAATGGAAGTATCCAATACTATTACCTATAACAAATTCTCTATTCGTCTTTTAGAAGATGTATTATCAGAATTATCAGAAGGTAAATTAGACTTTGGAGAAAGAAAGTTCATGATGAGAACTGGAGAAAGAGGAGCTGCTCAATTTAATAGAGCTGCTACTCAAGCTGCTTCAGGTTGGAAAACTTTGTTTGATAACACAAACATGAATGCAATTAACAAGGTAACTTCTAAGTTTCATGATAATGCATTTGGTGCAGGATTCCAATTCGTAGAATGGAGAGCTCCTAATAACATTCACGTAATGTTAGAAGTAGACCCAATGTATGACGACAAAGTTCGTAATAAAATTCTTCACCCAGATGGTGGAGTAGCTGAATCTTACAGATACGATATTTTATATATCGGCTCAATGGAAGAACCTAATATCCAAAAAATTAAAGTAAAAGGTGACGATGAGTTACGTGGTTACATGGCTGGTATTAGAGATCCATTCTCTGGAAGACGTGGAGGTATTATGCAATTAATGGAAGACTCTGCTACTATGACAGCAATGTGTGGTACAGGTGCAATGGTAAAAGATCCATCAAGAACTCTTACATTGAAACCAGCAATATTAGAATAACAATAATAGGTCTTGGGCGTACCTAAAACGCCCTTTTTTTATAACTTAAAGGGAGAAGTAAAATGGGAAAAGAAGTAGACACTGTAGAAAAATTTGTATTACCTAATAAACAAATAGTAGTCAAATTTATTCACAGAAGAAAAGGAATGGCATCTAGCGTGAATGATGATCACGTTATTGCAGGAGGTATGTTACAAGGAGCTGTAAATAGATTTGCAGCACCGTTATTAAGAAATGGTTCAATTGCTAATGTTCTTACTAAAGAAGAAAAAGATACATTAGAAGATAAAACAGGATTAGACTTATCTGTCTATGGAGATTTTTGGGCAGAACATTTTGTATCATTATATAAAGATGACAATAGATTTGACTTATCTAGTCCACTAGATTATATATCTTACAAAATATTGTTATATTTAAAAGACGATATAGCAAAAACTTGGTCTGAAAGAAATGACAAGCAAACATACAAATTTGTAATAACATCCGCGGATGAAGAATTAAGTGAGAAAAAAGTTGGTCTTGATAATAAAAAGAACGCTTTCAAACTTTATGGTAAAATTGAAGAAGACCGAGATAAATTAATTGGAATTCTTAAATTACTTAGTAACAGTCCAGTTTCAAAAGATTCTAATTTGAAATGGTTACAAACTAAAGTTGAAGAATTTGTTGATACAAAACCAGCCGCATTTATTGAATTGCTAAATGACTCTAAGTTTGAAACAAAATTATTAATCCAAAATGCTGAAGAAAAAGGTATTATCATTAAACATGGTAATAAATATAAAACTATAGATGGATTAGATTTATGTGAGAATAGTCAGAATGCAACATTTGAAAATGCAATACTTTATTTAGATAATCCTAAACATCAAGACGTTAGAAGTTTTATAGAAGCTAAGATTTTAAACGCTAAATAATAATTATGACAACTGCTGAATTGAAGAATGAATTTCTTATTCATTATAATGCAATAGCTACTAATAGTGCTCCTGGATTAGATGATTACGAGATTAGTGTATTTTTAACCAAAGCTCAATTAGAGTTAGTGAAATCTCATTATAATCCTGCTGGTAATAAATACAACGATGGATTTGAAAATTCAGAAAAAAGAAGAGTTGATCTAAGAGAGTTGATAGTTAATCATCTTTCTACTACTGAAATAAACGATCCACATAAGCTTAGCCCTGATTCACAATTTTATGTAATACCTAATGATGTATTTTTAATTGTGCAGGAATTCGCTAGGGTTACTGGCAACGATTGTTTAAATGGGAAATACCTAGATGTATATCCAAAAACACATGACGAAGTTAACCTTCAACTAAAGAATCCTTTCAAAAAACCTGATGCAGATCATATTTGGAGAATAGACTATTCTAAGGTTAACGGTAAAAAAGTAGTCGAATTGATAAGCCCTTACAATATAGTCGAGTATAGACTAAGGTATTTGAAATACCCTTTGCCCATTATCTTAACGAATTTAAGTACGGCATTTCCAGGAGAGGGACTTACAATCGATGGACTTTTTACTCAAACGCAATGTGAACTCAATGAAGAAATTCATAGAGAAATAGTTGACCGTGCAGTAGAACTAGCACTCAGAGACTATAAACCTTCTAATTTAGAATCAAAAATTCAATTAGATCAAAGAAACGAATAATAATATAAAAAATTAAATTAATATGTTTGGACCTAGACAAGTAGGCGAAATTATAATTGGAACCACAGCAGCAGCACAAACAACTATTGCTACTTTTATTGCTTCTGCAGCAGATAAGTCTGTTGTAGTATTATCATCTGATGGTGCGTCTGCACCACTAGCTAAGGAGTCATTTAAGTTGTATCAAAAAACTGGTGGTGATGCTACAAAGAATTTAAATTATGAATTCTCAGATACAATTGAGCCTCGTTACGTTGAAAGAGTTACTTGCCAGCCTTATGCGCCAGAAGTACAAAAATTAGTTACATATACAGTAGTAAGTGTTCCGACAGCTGCAACTGGAGAAGTAACATATGAAGCTGAAATAAGACTTTATAATGATGGTGGATCTCTATCTCCTGAGAACTTTGCAGTTATTGGTGGATATTATGTAGCAACTACTGCTGACACAACTACTACAATTAAGGATGGCCTTGTATTATCTTTACAAAGAAACCTTTTAAAAAGAGGTAATTCTGAATTAACAGTATTATCTACAGGTGCTGCTACATTTACTGTTGAAGGTAAATATCAATCAGTTGTTCCTGGTAAGATTATCGGAAAACAAATTGAATTTGATGCTCTTGCTAAATCATTTTCAAATGCTTATAGCTTAACTACTTTATCTCAAAACTTAGGTATATTGACAGTTGTTACTACAACTCCACCAAAACCAGGTATGGGTACAGGTAAACATGCTGTAAACTACGAATGGTTTGTAAAAGGATATAAGTATGATCCTGCAAGACAAGTAGGTTATCCTGCAGATTTTGCTACACCTTACTATGCATCAGAAGCTGGATTATATAATGTAATCCAGATTATCTATTACGGACAACGTAATGAGACTTCTGTTGAAAGACAATATAAGGTATTATCTATTTATATGGATAAGGTAACTGCAACACCTAACTCTACTAATGCCGCAACAAATACAATTCTTGATGCAATTAGAGTTGCTGTACAAGACTTTGCATTTGTTCCACCTGTATTACCAGTAGTGTAATAATAATTAACCTAATAACTAAGGGGAGAGTAGAACACTCTTCCCTTTTTTTATGAAATCAATATGATAGCAATAAACAATTTTTCGATAATAGACAATGGTAGTAAGTTATCTATAGACGTAGAAACAGATGTAGGTTTTATTATTACAAAGATTAGAATATGGGATATGGATTCTTTTAAGGATTATGCATTAGCTCATGATTTGACATCTAAATTAGAACAGATTAATAATAAAGAGGTTCTTATAATTACTGCAGATGAATTAGAGATTACAGCATTTACTGACATATGGTTTATGGAAGTAGAAAGTAATGCTCCAGTAGGAACATGTAGTACTTGTCAGAATCCAGCTCTTGCCATTACTTATAACTTATATCCTTATTATGCTTGCTCATTAAATGAATTTTTAAGAGTTAAGAATGAAGATTGTTCTGGCTGTAAAACTACTATAAATAAAGGACTTATTACATCAATTAACTTATTAATCGAATCAGTAATATTTAATATAGAACTAGGATTCTATTCAGATGCAATAGAAGACGTTCATAGACTACAGAAACTATGTAGCTTAAGTGATTCATGTGTAAACTGCGGAACAGTAGAATGTACTACCTGCGGAACTTTTAAACAATTTAATCCATGATAGAACTAAACGAAGTTAACCATGCTTCGGTAGTAAACGCTTCATTAACTAAAATATATAATAATGCTAGAATAACAGGTAAACTTAATTCTATAGACATATATATATTAAATGTATTATTTAAATTAATTAATGACTGCAATTTAGTACTTACGCATGATCAGAAAAAACGATTGCAGTGTATATATAGACAACTATATAATACTTCTCCAGATATATGCAAGGTTCAAAATCTACAAAGTTATAGAACACCTTCATCTTTAGTAACTGATTTTATAATTGCTGAAGTAGGAGATAAACAAACTGATCCATTAGTAATGAAAATATACTATTGGCAAGAACTTACACCTTATACTGGAACTTTAGAAATAGCTAATGCTATTATCAATGATAATTATTTAGATGATAAACCTTTTGCATCTAAATTAGAGTTTGAATTTGGTATAGATGTACCTCTTAAACATATAGGAAGAGTTGTATTTGCTGTTGACCCAGGATTTGCTTCAGGTGAATTCGTTATAACAGATTGGTTAGGCAATGATATAACACATGCATTTGCCAAGACTACAATAGTATCTATGAATATAGTTATATTTGTATCTTCAACTTTTCATTCACATGGAATTCTTAATGTACATATAAAACAAACTGCAGAAGGAACGCCTAATACAAACATATTTACTGTCGAATTTAATAATATATTTTCTTAAAATGACAAATGCACAATTAAAGGCGCAGATAGATGCAGCCATTACAAATAAAACAACACCTAATTCTGTTACACCTCCTGACGTTGGAAACAATATGAAGGATATAGTTGACTATATAGATCAAGAAATTGATTTAACTCCTATTGATGCTAATCTTGTACATAAAACTATAGACGAAACTATAACTAGTCAAAAGACATTTACTACACAAGCTACTAAGAATTCTATTATTATTAATAATAGTTTAGGAACTAATGGTATTTTAATAAATCAATCATCTAATGGTTATGGTTTAGTTATTGCTTCAAGTGGAAGTGGTTCTGGGATAATAGTAGATTCAACATTGCCAGGAACATCTGGTATAGAAATACTTAATAGCTCAGCTAATATTGGCTTGTATATAGGTAATTCAGGAACTGGAACAGGAATTAAAATAGATCATAGTTCTACTGGAGCCGGTATACTTTTAACTAATAATTTAACAGAAGGATCTGGATTAAAAATAGTTAATAATGGTGCAGATACTTTTGGTATTGAAATAGGTAATACTACTGGTTATGGAATTCAAATGACTAATTCTTCTGGATTAGGTATGCATATATTTAATTCAGGTACATCTCCTATAGGTATTGATATAGAAACAGGTCCTGCAACAGGAAAAGGAATACGTATTTTTAATCAAAATGCAGCAACTGGAATAGAAATAATTAATGCTACTGGAAAAGGAATTCTTGCTACTAATTCTGGAGTAGGAACAGGTGTAAATATAATTAATTCTAATACTGGAAATGGATTAGATATAACTAATAGTTCAACAGGATTTGGTATAAATGTAAATAATACTGGTGGAAGTATAGGAATACATGTTTCTAATAATGAAAGAGGTATTCATGTTAATAATCAAGCTACAAGTGTAAGTGGTATTTCAGTAGTTAATCAAACAACTGCATCTACTGGTATAGAAATATTAAATGAATTTTTTGACGCAAAAGGAATAGTAATAGCTAATTCAAACAATAGTCCAGCTATAGAAGTTAATAATTCTGGAACAGGTAGTGCATTAACTATACTTAATAGTTCTCCTGGAAATGGTATAAATATAGGAAATGAGGAAGGATATGGATTAAGTATTGTACACAATGCTGCTGGATATTCTGGAATTATTATTGAATCAAGTACAGATCAAGCTTTAGAAATAGTTAATAATGGTATAGGATCTGGAATACTTATATCAAATCCAGCTAGCGGTAAAGGAATAGCAATATCTAATGATAGTGATGGAATTGGTATTCTTTTAACAAATAATGCAATTGGTGTTGGATTTAGTTTAACTAATTCAGCTCCTGGTTATGGAATGTATTTAAATAATACAGTTGCTGGATCTGGAATATATATAAATAATGCAACTTCAGGAATTGGTTTAGATATTGCTAATGCTCAATCAACAGGTAAGGGTATTAATTTAGAAAATAACGGTACTGGTAGTGGCATGGTTATAGCTAATGCTGTTGGAGGAAATGGACTTTTAATAACAAATAGTGCAGGAACAGGAATAAGAGTTACTAATACTGGATCAACATCTGGTATAGCTGTAACAAATTCAACTTCAGGACATGGTGTTGATATTACAAGTAATGGTAATGGAGAAGGAGTTAGAATTATAAATAGTTCAAGTTCTTATGGTGTATCAATAAATACAACATCTTTTGGAGAAGCTATAAATATATTTAATAGTGGTACTGGCGGAGGCGGAAGTATATTAATTAATAATTCATCTACAGCAACTGGAATTCCATTTAAGTTTCAGAAAAATTCTATAGATAGAGTTGTAATTAATGATGCAGGACATATAAATGCAGTACAATTTAATGTAACAGCTTTAAATACAGCACCTGCATCAGTTGGAGCAGCTGGAACTGTTGGAGAAATAAGAATTGTTGCAGACGCAATATATATCTGTATAGCTCCAAGTACATGGAGAAGAGCTTCATTAACAACATTTTAATAATATATAGATATGGCAACGTTTAGCGATATAGCAACAAGTCTAAGAGTAACAACTATGTTACCATTAGATCATAAAAGATTTTATCCAAATGAATTAATATTATCTAATTTAGGTATTGACAATAATTTGGCATTTACCTATTATGATCATCTTAAAGTATTTTGTTGGGCAGAGAAATCAGAATGGGTCTGGAGAGAAGTTGTAGCAGGTGACACTACACAAAAACTTCTTGCTTCAGACTTTACATATCCGAATGGAGCGGCTTATCCGCCAAATCCTTCGTATGATGGTAAAAAATATAATTTTCATAAATTAATAGAAGGTGCTGATACTAAATTAGTAGCTGGAGCTAATATAACTATAACAGGTAATGGTAATGTAGCTACACCTTATGTTATAAATAGTACAGCAACTTATACGCCACCTACATCAGATATACCTCCTTTACAAAAGATAAATGAAGGTCCTGGTGATGGTATTATAATTAGAGGTAGAGATGCAACTAAATATGGACCAGTAGGAGATCGTGCATTTGATATAAGTTATTCAACACTTCTTGCGTCAAGTTCTCAAGGAGCAACAGGAAGGCTTTCGTTTGCTCAAGGAGAATTAGTTATTTCTAGTGCTCCATATTCAGTAACATTTGGATTAGCATGTGTTAATAGTGGAGAAAACTCTTTTGTAAATGGAGTAAATATAACATGTGGATCTAGAGATTCTACTGTATTTGGATATGGAAACGCATCTACAGGTAAAGGAAATACTGTACTTGGAATAGGTAATACAGTTAATGGATCAGGTGTAGTAGTATTAGGAAATGCAGCTAATATAATAAGTTCATCTTTATCAGATTACAATTCATCTCTTACAAAACCTGTATTAGTCGTTGGTAATGGAGTTATAGATAATACAGCACTTACCGTAACATCAAGAAGTGACGCTTTTATAGTTAGATATAATGGAATATTAGAAGCTCCTAATATGACTATAGTTGGAATAACTACTGGTATAGGAAGAACTTTAGTTACTAAAGAATACTTAGCTACTCAGATAGTTACTACATCGTATAAATCATATGTAGCTACAATTACTCAAACAGGTACTAATGCTCCAGTTGCTGTAATTTTACATAATGATTTTATTCCTGCACCAATTTGGAATTATGGAAGCGCAGGAGTATATTCTCTTCAATTATCTGGAGCTTGGGTTAATAACAAAACTGCATTATATATAAGTACTACAAGTCAATTTTCGGATTTTTCTATATCAAAAATTGATAGTAATTTCATATCAGTTGGTTCAACTAATAGCGCAGGTGTTCCAACAAATGGAATGCTTAATGGTAATACAGTTGAGGTTAGAGTTTATAATTAATAAATAAAACAACATGGCAATAATAGAATGCAATGAGATAAATCAGACAATTAACGAATTGCTAACTGCATTTCAAGATTGCAAGACAATAAAGAATACTGACTTAATTAGGTTAGTAGAATTAGTTCAAGCTGTTAATATATGTGCTAATGGTGGTGCTAATTATAGTGACACTGTAGAGG